GCGTATTGCTCTGCTAGCATTTCGGCCACGCCGTAAATAAGAGGCATATAAAAATACGAGGGAATATCAATACCTTGCGTGTAACTTTCTAGAGTTTCTATACTGCTTTGACCGCTATACATGATCAAATTATACATTGGAGCAGCAGTCTGCCATATATACAGGGATGGAGTACGCTGGTAGTCAACATAGTAAATAGTAGGTCTACCGATTTGCGATTTATTGGGATAAGATAGATATTCATATCTGGATACCTCACTCATGATGGTATCCTGGCTTATACTATTAAAATAAAGTTCTTCAATATCAAGTGTGTATCCCCCTGTTTCTTTAATTCTATATGCTCTTGCATAAATTGGATCAGGTACATAAAACCATGAAATCACGTGTGCTTTATATGGATAAAGGGCAGGACAAGTAAAAACAGTAAACCAATTTATCGTATCTTGTGAGGCTTCTAAAACTAAGCTATATGGACGATTAGAAACATAACTTTGGATGCCGATAATGCTGATTTGCTTTGTAACTCCCGCTCCATAATCATAAGAAATATTGCCGTCTTGAACGTCTTGCCTACATCTTGTTGCCGGATTACCGTCAAAAGCATAAGCAGCAATTCCTCCGCCGTTTCCATCATAAGTATTTGCCGTATTTGATTGCGGTGTTCCATTTAATTGTCTTACGTTGCCTCGCAAGAATACCTGAAATATTTTCTGTATATTACTTGGCAAAGGATAGGATGCTTGTCCCGGAGTTAAAAACACAGGTTCTAGTTTTAATGTCCATAAGTTGACGTTAGAATTAGTCCAATCACTTAAAATAAAATTGATAATATTAAGTGCCGAATTATATTGCTCGGCAGTAACCATGCTAAGCGGCATGCCGATTAATTCATAAGCTTTTCTGATAATCAGCTCTCCTTTTATGTTGCTAAAGCTATAACTTCCACTAGTCGCCGGCATTTTTAATTTTCCCTTTATAATTGGATAGGATAAGAATTTGCTATATGAAGCACAACAAGCTTATTATGCTGTGCTTCTGCCTCTGCAAGTAATGTTTTAAATTCCTCTATCATACATATTACTTTAGGCTGCCGATCCTGTTGCTCCTATTACGCCAAGAGGCGTAAACATACCAAAAGAATAACGACCCGATGCCAGTACCGACATAGTCTCGGTTGTTGCATCGGTTGTTACGTTAATTTTAAGCGGTCTCCGGACAAAATGCTTACGAGTACCTTTAACGTTAGTTAATCCAAACCAGTTGCTAGGGCTAGTTAAGAAGTGGCTTACTTCATAGCCGTTTGGAATAGCTTTCATGTTATAAATTGCATTTATATCGTTATTAGCCGTTCCTGTTCTAAAGACAGACTCAAGTAACCGGCAACCTGAGAACATTAAATCTTGCGGAAGTAACAATCTATCAATTTGAGCATTGATTAGCAGTCCTGCCTGATCTTTCATTTTACCGGCAAGGATTACTGCCTGCTCAACTCCTGCTTCGCTAAAGTCAACGTTAACGTTAACGCCGTTATATGATCCGACGCGGTTGGAATAAACACCGCCGTCGTAAGGCTGAGAACCGGAGCAAAGAGGTTGCCCGTTAGCTAGAGTTGCTGCTACGTTAAATGCCTGGTTAAACGGATTCATCGCTACTACTTCTCTGGTTTGTTCATAGGAAGTAGTAAGTGATCTTGTGCCGTTAAAAAACTGATCGGCATAAAGATCGTCTTCCATGGCAATATTAGTAATCTGGAAACCGAGAGCAAACTCACGATGGATAAACTCATAGATAAAACGCTCCCCCATCGTATCCATGCTAATCGGCGCTCCTTGGCTTTTCTCAAGAGCGTATCCGGTTCCTCTAATATCAACCATTCTTTCCGTATGTTTTACGGAATTAGATTGTTCGTAGATTTTGGCATATTCCCCTTTAAAGCGAGTATACTGGGATTTGACCTCGGCAAGTCCCGGCCAAAGCAGACTTGGAATATCACCGGTTGTTATAATAGACATAATTATTTACCTTTATTTTTAGTTTTCTTTACTGACCCTGCCTTATAACAGGTTTTTTTCTTCTTCTTTTTGGGTAGATATAATCCTTCCTTTAAAAGAGCCGGCATATTGCCGCTTGTTATTATGGACATAATCTTATACTCCTATGCTCCTGCTGTTGGACCTGCTACGCCGCTTGAGCCGTATATATGCTTGTTAAACTTAACTAGTAGATTAGTAAACGGCATGTTTACACCCGGGACTAATCCTGTAGGATTTGCGTTGCCTGTAATGACCGGATCAATACCGATAATTTTTACGTCTAGAGTATTGGTATTTGCAATGCTCGAGCCGTCAAGATAGTAAACAGAGCCGTATATATTACTACCCGTGCGTGGATTTTGACCACCGGCGATAGCAATATCTGAAGTAAAAGTTATTCCTGCTACCGATAAACTACTATTTAGACCAACCTGGGTATTTAAAAACACTATCGAAGCATCAGCGTTTGCGATAGAGCTTGATACTTGAACTCTGAATACCGCCATTGGATCATCATTGACATATGCAATAATAGGCGATCCGGCTTTTACCGCTCTACCACCCGGCCAGTAATCAGATTCAACAAGTATACCGGTATTTGCATCAGTATAAGTACAGCTTATAAATACACCGATAAAAGCATCTGCCTCTGCCGTTGCAATAGCTTGTACCTCTGTTCCGTCAGTTTTTGCCGATAACTTTTGCGGGGCTATCGTTCCGCTCATTGCGGTAAGACCAGGGTTGCTGACAAATTTTACGGGATCACCCTTAAAAATACTGTTTGGCTGCGTGGTTAAGCCGTCAGTAGATGCGTAAATAAAATATTGACCTAGTTTTTGTGTTCCGCCGTTTCCTATTTGAGACTGAACTACTTCCAAACCATAAGGTCTATTAATGCCGTTAGACATAATTTCCTCGTATATTGTTAATTATTAAAAAATGTAAATATTTTAAATTTAAAAAAGATAAGCTAATTCAAGCTCAGGAGACCTTTTAACGTCTAGTTATGACGATAAACTTTGATTCTAGATAAGTTTCAAAACTAGCCTTTTTGTGTCTTGCGATGACAGAGGTAGCTTTTTTTTAGAAAAAGATTTAGCTACAAACTACGCCTTTTAACGTCTAGCAATGACGGAGACCTTTTTAAGCCCGGTCATGACTTTTTTTTACCTAATTATATTATAGCAAAAATACTGCTACTTTTGCAAATCGTACTACTATTTAGATTTGACAACTATCCCTTTAATTACCAAATACCACCACGGATACACCATCAAGTACGGGAAGCAAATTACCGAGCGTATCGGTTGCAAAAATAATGACCTCAGTAGCTGACCTCGACCTAAAGAACACCTGAAACGGTGCTATGACTTCCGCTCCTCGTGCGAGCGCCGTTAATACTAAATAATTACCATCAGGAAAAGGAGTAGCAAACGTTATAACATATGACCCTTGTGCTCCGCTAACCGATGCTATATTAAAGCTGCTCTCTATCTGAATATTATTACTTGGGGCATTATTATCATAAAAGAAACAATAAGCTTTAGCGGTAGCAGGATTTATAATCTTCCCCGGTATGCTCATATTACCGATATTATCGATTTGGGTACCGTTTAAATTGATTACTCCATCATCTACAGTAGCAAGGTTAATATCCTCACTCCCGCTTGCCGTGGTAATCGTATTTACCGAGATTAACAGATTACCGACGTTAATGCTCGATAATTGGGATAGACTTTGAGCTAAATTAATAATTACGTCCCCACTACCCCCGTCCCCGCTTTGAACGTCTATATTACTGCCGCCGCCTATTTTTCTGGTAACATATGAAAGCGGAGTATTACCGGTTATTACTAAAAATCCATTCTGTACCTGAGTAGCTAGGTTATTTAAATTATTCAACGAATCGGCAACCTTAAAAATAATGTTACCGGTAGGAGGAGTAATGGTTGAATTTGTAATCTGGAGGCTATTATTCTGACTTTCCGTAGAAAAACTTACTATGCCGCTACTACCGCCTCCAAAAGGTATTACCTGCCATACTCCCGTGCTAGTTAGATTCTCGGTTAGATATATCAGTATTACTTCCCCGGGAATAATTACGTTAGTTAGCGGCGTTCCATCATTATATAAAAGGGTAAAGTCTTTTTGCCCGACATTATTAAACAATAGGCTTATGCCGGTTTCTACAGTATTACTTTGGGGAAGAGTAATCGTATAGATATCACTGCTAGATATAACATCATTAATATCGCTTGCAATCTCTCCTTCCGTTCTTGGATAAGCCCAGGATAGTTTAATATCGTTATTTAGTATGATTCTGGAATAGGACATCTACTTAATTTATCCTCTAATATTTTTTTCAGAATAAGACTTATCAGAAAAAGGCATTAGCGGATTAAATACATCGGTCTTTACTCTCTGCAGAGTGTCTCTCATGATTCTAACGGACTTCTTCTCGTAATATTCTCTCTCTTTTATTCCGTAACGTTCATCTCTTGCAAGTAAGATGGTATCGCCCGTAGTAATGCAGTCGTTTTCCGCTCTTAAGTCCCCCCTGTAAGTACGTTTGTTTTTAAGCCGATCGGGTGAGACGATATACCACTTTTGAGCAAGTAGTCTGTTAATACGATCAGGGCTATTGAGAGCAAAGTAATATTCTTCATGCGGTTGCTTGATTTCATCTATTAAAGCCTTAAAAGGACAAGTCGAATCGGTCGGACGATAATCAAAATCATCCTGCTCCAGGTCATGCTCCCTAATATCTCTATCGATAGACTTAAACTCGCTATGTCTATCCTGTTTATATTTTACTGCCATTATTTTAACCTCATTTCTTTTGGATATTGCGCTAGATGTTGTAAATATTGTTCATCGGTCTGACCGAACGCCAGTGCCGCTCTTTTCTCGGCAGGTGTAAGTGTTCTTATACTCTTCTCGGGTTTTGGCTCGCTCTGTACTCTGCTTCGAACGGGGCCAAAATGTTTGGTGGGAATACCGGCAGGTGAACTATCCTGCATCTTTAGATTATCGATATACTCATCAATCATGCCGTAATAACTACCGGAGCCGATTAAATGCCCCTTATTGGTCGTTTCATACTTACGGTCTAACTTCCTGATAAAGGATAATACTGACGCCGCTAGCTTCTCGTCATATTCGGGAGCGTTTTTATCTACCTCGGGATTATTATCAAGCCAGCTATATAATCTATCTTCATATTCTCTTGCCCTAATCTGATTAAGCTCTTCTTCAGAATATTTGTTTGGCGGGAAACTGGTTATTCTAGATGCCTCATTCAAGGCATGGGTCGCCTTTGAAATATCCGCAGTAGCTCTGCTAACCCCGGCAGCATCTCCGCTTTCCAGTGCTAATTGAAGCCGTGCCTGAGCCATTTCAAGTTCGCCGGCAACATTGTTCTTATAATGGGTAGAGCCGGTATTAATAGCTTGGCTGAGCATCTGCTCCATTTGTAGTTTTTCTTGCTGTAACTGCTCTAACTGCTCGGCAAGCCTTGTCTTCTCTTCCCGTTCTTTTTTTAATTTAGACCAGTATTTCTCCTTATCTTTTTCAGGCGTAGAAGTTTTAATGGGTTTTTCCTCCAGTTTTGGAGTATTCTCGGGAATATCGCTTTTATCATCCTCGCCTTCTAAGCCCTGCGACCCTTGCTCCAAGTCTTTAGTTTTGACTTCTGCCTCGCTGGCTTCTTCCTTTGAATCTTTATTTTCAGTTGCTTCTTTTAAAGGTGGAATAGCAGCATTTAAGTCGCTTGTATTTTCAATATCTATTTTAAACATATTCTTACCTTGATACTTTTGATGGATTATCAACTAGTAGCTTGATTTTAAAATCCTCTACCATAATGATCGGCTCACCCTCATATTTTGACTGCAAAGACGAGCCTCTAGGGAATATGACCCAATCCCCCTCTCGAGCATAAGGACCGCTTGGAAACTGATCACCCTTATAACTATCAGGACCGAGCTTTAATACCATCCCGACCATCGAGTTGTATTCCAGGTCATCCTCTATGCTACTCGGCGGTTTTATAATTCCGCCTCTTGTAACTTCTTCCACAGGCGGTTTGTAAATAAGTATCAAGACATTAATTCCGGTAACGGATACTTCCTTGAACTTTTCAATCATTACCTCCTTATTAAAAGCTTGCAGATCAATACCCTCCGTTTTAAAATCCTGTGATTTATAGTTAATCATCTTGTTCTACCTCAATTAAATATTCGTTAAATATCTCAAGGGCAGTTTCTAAGCCCTTAATAACGCCGATACAGTACTTGTACTCATGAAGTGAGTTAATAGACGTAGGATCGATTAACGCCCCCGTCTGGGCATTAATCTCATCGCTAATTAGCTTTACTAGATTACCTTTAGCCCCAAACATCCTACTTCTTCTCCTTAAGTGCCTTACCTTTTTGACTACAAACTCCTTTTCTGATCTTAGCTGCTCCTCCTGCTGCGTATTTTTCCGGTTGCCGACATTCTTTCATTTTTTTTAGTGCCAGTTCTCTTGTATGCCTATTCATAAATTACCTCTTCTTTTTTTGGTATGGATAAAATTTGCGACCGTAGCGCTTCTACTTGAGCTTTTAACTCCGCTTCTTTTGCTTTGTATTCCAGCTTTAGTAATTCAAGCTCGTTTGCACGTGTTATTTCCTGCTCTTTGGTTAGTACGTCTATTACTTTTTCCTTCTCGTTTAACTGGAGTTTTAAAAGTTCAATTTGATATTTCTGCTCGGCAAGTTGTTGTTGCTGGTTAACTTTTAATTCAGCTAAATACTTCTCTTGTTCCAGTTTTTCCTTATCGAGCTCGATACTCATTTGAGTTTTATAGCCGTCAGCTTCAATATTTAAGTGAGCTAGCCGTTCCTTTGACTCTACTTCAAGCCTCCTCTGCTCAATATCGGCAATCTGTACCTGCAGGGCAGGGTCTATAGGTTGCTGCTGCTCTCCCGTCTGCTCTGGCGGTACTTCAGGTAGCAGTATCTTATCAATGTCTTTAATACCGAGTCCCTGATAAACCTTTAAGTATACCTCGCGCATATTATGTAGCTCGGGATTACCGCTTGCTATTTTAAGCAGGCTCTCTGCTTTGATAATTCTTTGCGTCGAAGATTCAACGGACGGGTCGGAAGTCGGGATAATATTGACCGCTTTGTCTTCTTGCCGGTAAAACATCCGATAAAAAAGCTGTAATTCTTCGCTAAAGCTACTATGAACGGTCCTCATTATTGCCGATTGCACCCTGTGCGATACCTCAAGTAACGCAATCGTAGTACCGACAGGCGTATTCTGGTTATTCTCAGCAAGCCCAGCTTCCGTTGTAGAGGCAAGCTCCTGCGTCTGCGCCGTTACCCTGTTTATATATTCAAGTAGGGCAGGAGCCGGTCCGTTTGCAGGTATCGGCATAATAGCATCTCTTAAGGGGAGATTACTTGTCGTAACCGTTACTACCTCCCCCGGCTCTATCGTGATATCGTTATTTGTTGACTTCAAACCTTTAGCTTTGATAAAGGCAGGGCAATTCTGGAAAATAGCCGCATCAATTGCCATCTGCTGCATAATGGTTAGACTCTCGGAATTAGTCCCGAGAACCTGCGCAAGACCAAGACCGTAAATATCAAGACCGGGGAATAAATTATAATGAACAAAGCAGTTGATCCTACTCTTGCTCTCATCTTCTTCCCGCCAATTCGGTACTACCGAGACAATCTTATTACTGATGCCGCAGCGTGTTATAACATACGGCAAAGGTATGGATACTTCCTCTTTATCGCTACTAGTAGTAAAAAACTCGTTTAAATCAAGATACTCATGCGTCTCATAAAAAGGAAAGCGTGAGGCAGTAGGTTCTGCCTGGATAACTCCGCTCTTATCCTCACCGCTACTACTATCACTAATATCGGCATTCTTCTCAAGGTAGCTAAGGTCAACTCTTGAGAATACCCCGCTCTGCATGTTAAAGAGTATTTCTCTCTTGGTTAAATGCCGAATATGAGTAAGCCGATTTGATTCGCTTATACTTGAGCAGTTATTATCAACTAGAAAATCCTCAGGGATGATAAATCTGCTAACGGGCTTTGCCGTAATCGGGTCATAGTAGATCTTACGAAACACACACCCGTAAACTATCAGATAAAGTAAAAACCTATCATAATCAGGGTAAAACCCTTTATCCTCTGTTGTTAGATATTCGTTTAAAGCATCCCTAACTAGTCCGCCTTTTACTTCATAATTTTCTTCATTCTCATTAACAGGGCGTAAATTAGGTGTTAGCGGGTCGATTTTAAATCCAACGGGTCCCGTGCTAGGTAACAACTCGGAGCGAAGCGTTGCCCAAAGCCGAAGCACGCTCGTTGAAAATGTGGTATCAATCGTATCTACCCTGCTGTTTTTAGAACTCTTAGCAGAAGCTTTCTTCTTCTTTCCGCCTCCATCCTTAATACTATCAATACTAAAACCGAGATACGGTTTTGCCTTTTCAATTATATCAAGCCATGGCGCGCGATTGGCTTTATCTTTTTCCGTAACGGTTTCTAAATAGGCAGCTAGTTTTTCTTTTGCGCTATCCGGTAGTTCATCTGCTATATTCGTATTAAAGCTACCAAGCTCTTTTGGAGATATTTCCCGGTCTACCTGCAGAAGAATATTATCCTCTACGGCTTTAAGCCCGCCGTCCTCTAAGTCATACTCATTGCCTAAGTCATCGTTACCCGTGGTTTCTAAAATATCAGGCTCTATGGCAAAGCCTGCTTCCTCTCCCCTACTATCAAAGTCATTATCCTGGTAAGGAAAAGAGCTTAAATCCTCAAGTAGCTCTTTTTCCTTTTTGTTTTTTCTAGCTCTAGCCATTACAAATATTTAACCATAATTAATGTATTAGCTCCTCATCCTCATCGACCTCATCGGTAACGTGCATCAACGCATCATTATCACGTAAGTAAAGCATTACCTGCGTCATCGTATCGACAAGGTCTCTTGATTCACCGGTTGGGAAAGTTATAACCGTCTCTAAAAACTCCTCTGCCATAAAAGTAAGCCTTTCAGGGTTTTTCTCTTCGGTGGGTAAGTATACAAGCCCGCACTCAATAAGCGGCGCCGCTCTCTGTACTCTTGCTTTCTTATCGCCTTTTGGTGTGTACCCAGTAGCAGGAATACCGGCTAACCTTAAATCCCGAATGAGCGGATCACCCGTTGCCTTTGCTTCTATTAAACAACTATCAACTCGGCTTTGCGCAGGTATAGGGTTCTTATGCTCACCTATATCTTTATAATCTTTGGCAAGTCTTTGAGCCCTGCTTCGGAGCTCCGGATAACCGACACGTCCCCGCCACATGGAAAGCAACATTATGCGCTGTAGTCGATCTTCAAAGTTTCCGCCCCATACTCCCCACGTAGTACAGGCAGAATACGCAGCCGTAGGCTCATCAGAGATTGCCGTATCCCAGCTCTGGATAATATGATCAAATTTGGGCTTAATCGGGCTAGTCCAGAACTTAAACCATTTTTTCTTGATGATTCCACCGCCGACGGGAGACGGTCTTTGCTGGCATTGCCCTGCATATCCGTAAGCACCGAGCGATCTTTTTAAGTCATCAACTTGTTTTTTGTTAAAGCGTAAGTCATTTAGCACCTCTCCCTCGAAGCTTCTCGGATCTTCCCAAATAACTCGGTCTATGCCGAGCGGCACTGTAATACATCTGCGGCTTTCTTCAAATTCCAGAGGCAAGACTAACTCTACCCAGTCCTCCTCGCTGTCATTCTTTCTGATATAACCGGTTAGATCGCTCTCGTGTGTTCTTTGCTGAACCACTATTCGGCAGTCATTAGCAGGGTTATTTGAGCGGGTAGACATTCTCTGTGTCCACCAGTTAATTACGTTCTCTCTTTTAACGGCAGAGATATCGCACGGATCGTTAGGGTCATCAATGATAATAATTGATCCTCCCTTACCGACAGTTTTAGATACTACGCTCGTTGATTGCCTATATCCCGTTTTTGTATTCTGGAAAAAACTTTTAACATTCTGGTCTTTAAGGAGAGGAAAATTATAGCCCCAATTATCCTGATACCAGCTACTCTCAAGTAACGATCTATTCTTTTGTGCATGTTCAAGACTTAAAGCATTTGTACAGGATACGCATAAAAAACGTTCGGCAGGGTTATGTATCCATACCCATGCAGGAAAGGCTACCGATATTAAATTGGTCTTACCGGTGCGAGGGGGGACGTTGATAATCAACTTCTTTATTTGCCGCGCGTAAACAGCCTCTAAATGCTCGGCTATCGCCTTTATATGCCAGCTATCCGTATAAGGCATGCTACCCTCTATATAAGGCCAGCTCAATTTGAAGAACTCATATAAAGAACCTTCAGCGATTGCTAGTTGCTCCTGATGGGCAAGTACCGCATCCAGGTAATCAAGCTCCAAGCTAGACATTAAAGCCTGAGATACTTGCGGTATTTTTATATGATTAGAACCGTGCTTCATTTAAAACTAATATGTTTTAACTATTTCATTTATCGGTAAAATCCTATTGGTAATTTCGTACCTTTATGGGATTAGTCCCTCTATTTAAAATAATTATAACACAGCACTCTCTAATCTTGATTTTCTCGTACTTTTTTTGGTTTAATGTTAAATGATTATATGATAGATGAATTAGATTAACATTTAAAAATATGCACTAATATATAGGTTTGGAATATGATAATAAAGAAAACAGCTCTGGTTCTAACAACTCTACTCATAGCTAATACGGCGTTAGCAGATAATTATCCAAAGGAAGAAAAAACTACTAATTTCATCGTTACTCCTTCTATAGCCTACAGATATCATGTGTTTAAATGGTCTATTCCTCACCCTGATTTTGATAAAAAAGGTTCTGAATTAACATGGAAAAATTATATTGTTCAACCTTCTATTAAAATTGAAACAGAACCTCAACCAAATTCATTTACTTTTTTAGGTCAGGGTAAATACGGATATATTTTAAAAGACAAGAGTAAATCGTGGGATAAAGATTGGAAATTTCCTAAAATAAAAGGATCAAAGGAGAGAATAACAAAAATTGATTCAAATAAAGTATCGGCTGTTAAGGGGAATATTCTAGATTTATCTGGAGCTATCGGTTATTCGGTAAATTTATTCAATAACAATTTGCTCACTTTTTATCTCGGTTATGATTACACTGATTATAAAAACAATCAATATGGTATACGACGACTGGTTAATAATCGAAATGATATAATATTGTCATCTGATCAACTTGTTACTAGATATAATTTTAAAACAAAAGCACCATGGGTTGGTTTGTCATTTAATATTCCTCTAAATGATAAGTTCTTAGTCAAACCGACAATCAAATATTATTCTTTTAAATATATCGGAAAAGGTTATTGGTTATTTAGAGATGATTTTAAAAAGAATCCTAGTTTTAAAGATACTGCTAGAGGGCAAGGTCTTGGAGCTGAAGCTGATTTAGTATATAAATATTCTGATCATCTAGATTTTAACATTAATCTAGAGACAAAAATATTTAAAATGAAAAAAGGAAATCAACAGACTTTTTTAGCTGTTGATCGGGTAAATCATAAACCTGAGAGAGTTGATACTGGAAAATTACTGGGTTTAAGTCTAACATCCTACTCAATTAGCGGAGGTATTAAATATAAATTCTAACTTCTTTAAATCTGGTTGTAGTTTTTTAGCAATAATACACAAAATTTATTAGTCAGTTGATAACATGGTCGTTTTTTTTGTAATTTTTTCTGTTAAGGTTTAAAAAGATGAGAGTTTATAACTTTTAAATTTAAAAAGGAGGATCAAGAGTGAAGAGTCAATTAAATCCGGTACCGGCAGCAAAAAGAACGCAAGAAAAAATAAATAATCTTAAGGATAATTATGTGGAATTAAAACGTGAAGAAGCACAAAAGTTAGTTACCGGTATTTATGAACTCGATGCTAAAGTAAAATTAAAAGATAGCCAAATAGTTACTATTACCAAGCAAAAAAGTGATTTACAGCATCTTGTTACCAGTAAAACTTCTGAGGTTCAAAGTAAAAATAGCCTTTTAGTACAAAAGGAACAGTTACTAGTACAAAAAGAGCAGTTATTATCTGAACTAAGAATAAAGGAAGAAAATCAATTAAAAGAAGAATATATTAGCGTTTTACATCAATTAAATCCAAAGGTTTATTCTGCTAACTATGAAGATTGGAGCGACAAGGCGCAAGGAGCTAAGGATATTATCGATCAAGGTAATTTTAAAACTATAAGGAAGAAGTTACCGGTTTATAAACAGCAATTAGCTCAAAAGATAGAAACAGAGAAGTTAGACCTCGCAGCAAAAGAAGCCGAGAAATTAGACAAGGCAAAAGAAGAAGCGGTTAGTATTCTACATCAATTACATCCTCACGCATACCCTGTTAATTATGAGGACTGGCCTACACATATTAAAGCAAGAAAACTTTTAGATAGCGGTAATCTTCAAGCGATTGAAAAGAATTTAGTTGTTTATAGGGAACTATTAAAAAAGGAACTAGCAAGACAAAAAGAGGAAGTTCAAAACAAGGATCAATTGATCCTGCAGAAAGAACAAGAATTTAAAAGTTTAAATGATACTTTTACTATAAAAGAAGAAGAAATTATCACAAAGAGTCAGTTACTATCACAATCAAACACTAAGGTAAAAAAAGTAAGTAGAAAACTAGCTCAAGAAATTCAAAGTAAGAATCAGTTAGCTCTTCAAAAAGAGTTAGAAAAAGAAGAGATACGGATTCAGAAAGAACAAGAAATAGAAAGGTTAAGGGGGCTAATTGCTCAAAAAGATATTGAAATTCAAAATACAGGGCTTTTAGTGGGCCATAAAGATGAACTCCTTACTCAAAAAGAAACTGAGACTCAAGAATTGTTAGCTCGGAAAGAATTAGAGAAACAGGAGGCGCTTATACAAAAAGAAAATGAACTCCTTGCTCAAAAAGAAGAGGCAGTACATAATAAAAGTGCTGAAAAAAATAGAATTATAGAAGAGCTGGCAAGTAATCTTTTAACCAAGGACGAAGTGATTGTCAGTAAAGACTTAAAGATTGGTAAGGTATCCCAGTCAGTTAAAAAAGCAAATAGAAAGCTTGCTGCTAAAGATAAGCTTTTAAATGATAAGGAACAAAGGCTAGAGGAATTAAAATTACTAGTTGAGAAAGAAAGAATTGAGAAAGAAGAAGTAATTGTTAAACAAGAATTGGCTCTAGCCAACAAAAGTCATATGAAGAATCAAATTATTGACGAATTAGAGGAAGAAGTTAATTTGCAAAAAGATGAGGTTGTTAATTTAAGGATTCAAAACTTAGAAAAGGAATTAATGACTCAAGAACAAGAGAAATTATTAATTCAGAAAGATATTGAATTGGAAAACTTACTTGAACAAAAAGATGAGGAAGTGCGTAATAAAAGTTTGGCCAAAAATCAGATTATAGGTGGATTACGTGAAGCTATGACTGAAAAAGAAAAAGAGGCTTACAAATTACAAATTGAACTTTTAATGAAACAGGTGGAATTAAAAGATAAAGCTTTAGAAGAAGCTCGCCTTATCAATGAATTAAAGGTAAAAGAAGCTCAAGATGCAAGTCTTATAAATAGGCTAAAAACTAAAGAATTAGATGATTTAATAGTTATTCAAGAATTAAAGGGTAAGTTGTCGGAGTTGAAAGCTTTATATGGACATGATATTTCGTTTTCTAATCAACTTAGTGCAATACAATTTCAAGCTGAAGATAGTATAGCAAATAATGATTTTGGTGCTATAGGAGACCTTTCAAAGTATATCAGTGAATTGCTGAATGCTGAAAAAGAAAATTCCGCATCCTTAGATATTTCAAATCTATTAGGTAATTTAAGTCCTATTGTTCATGGTGGGGAAAACCATGTACAAAATCCTTTAGCAGTTATTAATAATTTTGATATTGATAACCAACATATTACCCATTCGGTTTTATTAGGTGGAGAAGGATCTGAGTCTTTTGTTATCATTAAAGAGGATAGTGTAGATTAGCCTCTAAGTTATCGTATCAGCTTTGTTTGTGAATTTTCCGAGCTGATACGGTTTATTTAGGGAATTTTATTGGATTTTTTAATTTGGGATATTGTCTGTTTACTAACCGATAATTCTTTACTGATCCAATTATAACTTTGACCGCTACGGAGAAAAATTTTGATTTTTTCAAGCTTGTTAGGGGTAGTTTTATTTTGACTACCGGTAGTTCTACCGAATTTTACTCCGTCAAGTTTGGCTTTTTCTATTCCGGCCTTAGTTCTTGAGTTGATCATTCCTCGCTCAAGTTCTGCAAAGACGCCTGCTATCTGAAAGAATGCCCGACCCATAGGGGAGGTAGTATCAACTTTGTCGCCTGAATCAAGAGAGATGAGATGAACTTTTTTCTCGTTAAGTAATTCTACGATTTCAATAAGTCCTTTTAGCGATCTGGCGATTCTGTCAATTTTATAGACGACAACGATATCTTTTTCTCTAAGCTCATTTAGCATCTTAGTTAGCTCGCCTCTATTATTATCTTTACCGCTAGCTGACTCACTAAATATTTTTTGACAACCTGCCATATTTAGCGCTTCTTTTTGGAGTTGGATATCTTGAGTTATGCTACTGACTCTGGCGTATCCGATTTTCATAGGTCATTGGTACAAATAAATCTAAATTAGTGGATTGTACCATACCAGTACAAAAAAGTAAATAGTATTTTATAGAATGTACTGCTTTATATCAAACATGTGTATGTACAAGAATAGGTCAGTTTAAATGTACTTCATAAAGCGAAAAAATAACCAGCTTAAAAAACCAGAAAAGCTAGTTACGTTTCGTTAGTGTACATAAGAATAATTATCTAATCGCTATGATGATCAGTGGAACCATCTAAATGACCAGCTACTTCTTTTTCATGCTCATTTAAATTAACTACCTTATGACCAAGTAAATCATTTTTAAATTTCATAAACTCTAAATCTTCTGGTGCTTTTTTTATAGCCCAAAATTCTTCGTCAGAATGCTCATGAGTAGAATAAGAATTTTTACCTTTACTGTGATTCCTAATATCATCCATACTGTGAGACTTCTTTATAAATAAAGTTTCAATTTCTTCGTTACTATAATTCGAACTATTATCATCATTTTGAACTAATCCATATTCATCAAGAACTTTTTGCATATCTTCGGAAATAACAGCATCTTGTAAGATTTCAAAAAGTTTGTGTTTAGCTAACTGCTGCTCAGTATTATATGTCTCTGGCTTTTGTCTTAACCCATTTTGACCATAGTAATAATCAAGTAAATTTTTTAGGATATTACTATTATTAGAAGACAAAGCCAACTTGATTAAAATACCCTCATCATAGGTAAGGTCTAGCACTTCATCAACACTCTCTGACAATATTTGCTGTATTTTATTTGCATTATTCCAACGCAAATAATCATATAAATCATCTAATATCTCTATACTCTTAGTCATGCTCCCCCCCTGCTAAATAACTTTGTTCTCCTGATAATATATTAGTTAGCTCTTCTGTCATATTATTATTTGCTTTTAACAAAGTCTCTATAATTAAATTGTAGTTATCTGTTGAATCTAAACATTTTTTATATGTCTCATTATAATTTTTATATATCTTTTCATAGGGTGCTTTCAATTTTTTTAAATACACATCTTGTGAAGATGAAGCTGCTTCTTTTAGAATTTGTAAATTTTTATCAAAGAATTTTTCTATATCAAAAAACTTTTTAACCACTTTTGTTACTGAACCTTGTTTTATACGTATACTTGTATTCTTAAATTTGATACTCCTATCTACATTAGGATCGTTAGATATCATTTGAACAAACTCATAATCTTGTATATTGTTTAATTGTATATCGAATATTTCACCTTTAATTATTTTATCATTTATAATAAAAGCTAATTTTACAGCTACATCTATACAATCACGCCATTGGTTTGCAAAATAACCAGTCTCTCCTTTTGGAGTATATATTTGAGTTTGAATATGTTTCGTAGTTATTGTATCAAGTAAATCATGTTTGATATTACTTAATATGTCTTTATTGGATAAATGGCTACTAAAGAAAAAGTTACTTGGATCTATAACCACTATTTCGTGCAGACCACTTATATTATCAGCAGGATTTTTGTATAATAGAACAGTGTGGGTTTGAACAACGCCGTTTTCAAGGGTTATCTTATCTACACTGATACTTCTTTCTAGGATATCAACTAATACTACATTTACATCCTTATTATTTAGTAAGTGATCTATTCCTTGTTGTACTAACTTTTTTTCTAGTAAAGAATGTTTTAATTCATTACTAATATAATTTTTTGTTTCAATTTTGTTATATGCTTGACTAGTAAGCGATTTGTCATCTTCTGTTTTCTCATAAGTGCCAATGCTATTGGCCAAACAATCTTCAATAATATTTTTATTTGCGACAAGATTAATAGCAAACCGCATAACTCCATTATCCTTATTAGAATCACATTTATAATATTCGGTGTAATACAAATCTTCCTCTGATTTTTCAAATTTGACTTCCCTCAAAGTATCTGGAGTAATTGAACGTTTATGTAAACCTAGCTTTTTATGCATTACTTTAAAATTACTTTGATCTATGCCTACAAACTTATTAACGTGATAATAGTTTTCTTCTTGTTGTAACAAAGTATTAGCCTCATTAATACTGAATAAACTAGAACTATTTTGTATTTTACTTTCTTCTATCATCTCGCTTTTACTTTTCATGATACCTCTATATTAAATCTTGTTATAATTAACTTGTAAATACTGCTCTAATGCTTTTCTTAGAATAAGGCTTTTGTTTTGTGCCTGACGCTCTGCCAGCTCATCTAGCATCTCGTCAGTCCTCCTATTAATTCTTGTAAATATTTGTATTTCTAACCTACTGTCTTTGCTTACTGCCATCCCGTAACTATTAATAATTTTAGCTTATACCTTTAGTCTAAATGATCATATTAAGTTGTCAACTAAATTCTACCAATCGTAAGGGTTCTTAAGCTCACGCAAAGCCCTTTTTTCCTTTTTCCGAGCCAGCATTTCATAAAACTTATTAATAGGGTCTTCTATTTCTTCAGAATTTGAATTCCTAACTGGTGTCTCTTTATGTTTTTTTACTTGTTGTTTAGTGTATTTTTTGGAAGGATTATAGGTTATGTTATGCTCCTTTATATATTTATTAAATGCTTCCATATACAAACCAAGCCTTTCAACAATCGATGACTTAGATTCACCGCTATCTAAGAGTTCTTGTATTGCTTCAGGAGTATACCTTTGCAGAATTACGGCGCTTTTAGAGTTGTATTCCTTACTCATCGTTAGTCATATTCTTTTTTGCTTCTTCCTGATCAACTACTGATATTATTTCTAACCGTGAAAGTCTATCGTGTAAAAAATCAGTAACTCTTGTCAATTTATTTATTCTTTGATCCATGTTTTTTATAATATCGAATAACCCTTTCATTGCATATAATGCTAACAATAAACACCCTACAATTCCTGCAATTATTGAATTTAATAGCATAGACTATAATTCCTTTATTTCTTTTATATCTTTATTTATATTATGTATTACTAGAAATTATCGCAGTTCATTTTTTGTAAAAGCTACTATTGCTTTTTCCATGATTTTTCTCTTATTTCTATCAGGTAAGTCTTTCCAAAATAGCTTTTGTTTACGTGTAACTCTAATAATTATCTCAGTGTATTCTGATTCTTTATCTTGAATGAGTTGATCTGTACTAAATCCTTTTTCTGCTATTTGTGTTATTATATATCGTAATACATCTGATATCGAGCTGAATTTATAATCAGAGACATTGTGCATAGATAATAAATAGTGATGTAATGTATCGTATAGTAAAGTATTGATACGTAAAGATATACTATAGCTTTTCTTATCAGAAATATTTTGACTGTTGCTATCTAAATCTATTCTATCTCCATAATGTTTTAGATTTTTATTTTTAGCTGATAATATTTCCATTAGTTTTTACCATACAAAAGTTCTTGTATCACTGAAAAATTATTATGAATTTCATCAAATACTTTTTTATCCTTTAATGTTGTAAAATAATTTTCAGAAAGTGCATTAAGTAAAGTAGGGTATACTGCTGGTCTATTACTTAATCCCTCTAATAAAACCCCTCTTCGCTGTTCTGTTATAATTTTTGATACTTGAGATATACCTTCTTTCTGTTCATTAGTACCTTCTTTTCTGTTAGGAATAAAAACAACTCTTTTTTGTAAAGATTCGTTAACTGATAGAAACCAACCAATAACAATTTCTAAATCTGCAATATGGGGTTGAAAAGGGATAATGATAATATCTGCGTCTTTGACATATCTTATCAAGCTAGACCCAGCCGTCCCAGCTGTATCTATCACTAATAAATTTGCTTCTTTTGTGCTACAGAATTCATAATTATTATTTTTGCATTTTTCTAACCACGTATAAATAGTTCTGTTAGGGTCTGCATCTAAAATATTAACAGTATAATTTTTATTTTTAAACCATTGTACTAATAATCCTGCGATTGTAGATTTGCCTACACCACCTTTATCTCCTGTTACTGCTATAGTTTTCATAAATAAATAATGTATTATATAAACATAACATTACTATACATTTAAACGCATTACAAGACAATACTATACAATACTTAATAAAGAATTATATACTGGTTACTGTATATGATTATAATAGCTTACAACTACTTCCCCCAAAAACTCTGGAATTAAAGGAACAACGCTATTGCCTAAAGCCATAAGACGCTGCTTGCGACTGCCTCCTTCTGTCCAGCTAATAGGATAGCCCATAAGCCATTCCACCCAATCAGGGTTTAAACGATTGTCTTTTAGCCTCGGTACTTCTAAAGGCTCTTTACCCCATTGCTTAATTCCTCTGCTGCAATAGTACATGCTAGCCTGCTCTTGTGAGCATATTGGGCTAATTTCTTCAAATCCCCTACATCCTTGTAGTCCCTTGCGATCGGTGTCGGGAGCATTTTTACAATCGTCTCCAAATGTGGACTCTGTCTCCTCCTTTCCGATGGACAATCCGACTTTGCAGAAGCAAGCGGGGTGGGCAATAATCCATATTCTATCCCGTCTGTGAGGCGCACCAAAGGCGGAAGCCGGTATACAATGCCATTCTGCATCATACCCGATCGCCCATAAATCTTGCAGGACGCTGATAAGTCCTTGGCTGCGAAGGTTTGCCACGTTTTCGATAATCGCATATTTGGGTCTAATCTCATTTATTAACCTCGCAAATTCTTTCCATAATCCTGAACGTTTAGCATTAATTCCTTTCTGTTTGCCTGCTACCGATATATCCTGACACGGAAAACCTCCTGCAATTACGTCAATTCTTGGGAGAACTTTTAAGTCTTCCTTGTCTATAACGGTAATATCAGAAAATATCGGCACGGATGGCCAGTGTCTTGTTAATATTTTCCGGCAGAACGGATTAATCTCACAAAAGGCAACTGTTTGCATGCTTGCAGCTTCCAAGCCTATTGAAAAGCCTCCAATGCCTGAGAAAACATCTAGCACATTTAACATTTTAGCTTTATTACTTTATATTCATTCCTTAGCTAAAGTAATTATACCATAGGCTTTGGCTATCCTGATTTTCTCATGACTTTTTATAGAGATCGTGATGATATATTTCAGGCTCTCTAGGACATAACTTCTCTTTTTCTCTACGAGCTTGTACTAATTTTCTATACTTGGAGAGTGCATAGTTTTGATCCTCTTGTTCAGCATTTTCTATTTCTCTGTATTTTTCTAACGTAAGAGGTTTATAATAATTTATGGCTCTAGTTTCCTTAATGTATACTCTCTTAGACATAACTATTCTTTAATATTCTCCTTAAAAAACCTGATATTCTCTCTTGCCTCTTTCATCTTAGCGGCAATTTCCAACGCTTCCTCTCTACTCCTTTGCTGATAAGCTATTTTATCCTCCTTAGAACCGTTATTTTCTATGTTCATCTTAGTTATCGCTAAACCCCCTATCTGCTGCATCTGAGTAAAATCTATCCGTCCTTCTTTAAGTGCATTAAACCCGATATTGAATATTTCAGCAGGCGTTTGCTTGTCAGAAAACGTCAAACACACGGGTTGATTATCATTTTTGTATTCACTACCCCAGCCTCCTTTTGTCTTGAGGTAGAAGGTGATTGCATTTAAATTAACGGCCGTTAGCTCATCATCCTTAATAAACCTCATAAGCCTTGATGCAACATAGTTCTTGGCCTTAAATCTACCCCTGTTATAGGAGGACATTAAAGATTTATTCTCACCCTTAGTTCTTCTAAAATGCCTCGCAGACATTCCTAAAAAAACCGCAATCTCTTCCTGTGTATGACCATGTGCCGCCAATGCTTCAACCTGTGCGGACTCCTCTGGCGTAATATCCCTTTTTGGTTTACTCATTCAACAATACAGCTTTTTTATTGGTTTCTTTTTCCCACCTCTTTATTATAACATCAACATAAGCGGGGGATAATTCCATCATATAACAATTACGCTTTGACCTCTCGCAGGCAATTAACGTAGTGCCGCTACCGCCAAACGGATCGTATACACTCTCACCTTGCGCGGAGTTATTAAGTATAGGCCTTAGCATGCATTCAAGCGGCTTTTGCGTACCGTGTCCAAAGGTTTCCTCTTTGTTACTATTACCGAAGGAGTTATTATTTTCTATTTCCCATACGGTAGATTGATCACGTTTGCCCTGCCAGTTATGCTTCTTCCCTTTCCGCGCAGCATACCATAAAGGCTCGTGCTTATTATGATAATCACCCCTGCTAATTACAAAATGCTGCTTATTCCAAAATATAAGGCTAATCAATTCAAAACCGCTACTTTCTATATTTTCGGCAAACTTATGAGTATACTTTGCGCTATGCCAGATATAAGCAATATCACCGGTAAATAATGAATAAGCGTCAGACCAGTCATATTTGTCATCATTTAAAACTTTACCTTTAGAGCGCTTACCGACTCCTAAATCGCATCCTTCGCGCCAGCTTGGGTCATACTCCACACCGTACGGCGGATCGGTTACCATTAAAATCGGACTTGCCCCGGCCATTAGTTTTTCAACATGCTGCGGATTAGTACTATTCCCACACATTAAACGATGAGACCCAAGGAGGTAAATATCACCAAGCCTAGCAGTAGCTTCTGCTGGGAGTTCTATTTCCTCTTCTTCCCCTATTTCTTCTAATATGGTTTTATCAAATATAGGCGTTAGCATTTCCTCATCCATACCAAATGATACTAACTCCTCCAGATCAAATCGCTCCGTTAGCACAGCAAAATCATATTCCCCGAACGCTAGATTATCTCTAATGTTTAACCTGTCTATTTCGGCAGTTGTTAGTTTCCTACTCGGCTTTAACACTTCAATTTCAGTCTCATCATCGTAACCTGCCATATATAAAGCTTTTTTGCGCTGGTGGCCGCCGATAATGGTGTAATCGTTATCTACTATTATTCTTTGATGATACCCGTCCTCCTTTATATGAGCAGCTAGTTTATCCAGCATTTCCTTGGTTATCTTTCTTGGATTATTGGTATATTCTTTTAATTGAGATAACTTAATGCTTGCCTCCTGCCATGTGATAGTTTCATGATTACTTGGATAGTTCATTTTCTAGCTCCTCTAGCAACTTGTTTATAACCTGTTTCGGATTTTTTAGCGGAATGTCTCTGCTATCGGCAATAATTTGTTTCTTTATCATATTTACTATATTCTCCAGAATATTAAGCTTTTCCGAGCTCTCATCTTCTAACAGTCTAAATAATACTTCTAAATATTGACCGTTATCACGCCTTAGGTTAATGACCCACAAAAGCTCATCTTTAAACTCATTGCTAATATTCCCTTTTAAATAACGCTCTATAACAATCTCTTCACATTTTGCTTTAGCCATAATATTTATTATACTCATTCAAGAATTTCTTATCTTTCTGGGTTTCTATCGAAACAAAGTGCTTACACCTATTTACTAAAAACTCTAAGTCATCTACTCCTTCCGATAGCACAGTTAGATTTCTAGTTACCACTTTCTTTTGTTTCTCTACATCAAGTACTGTAGAACGAAAATTATCATTCTGACTAAGACTGGTATTTGAAAGCCAATAACGAATCGCAACCATGTCCTTATAGTTATTAAACCCCTCTAAGGCATCATAAATACCGGTAATATGTTCTTGAATACTCATTACTCCGTTAGTCGATAATTGAGAAGAGTTATCGGGATTGGGTTCTTTTTCCAGTCTATTTGCTTTTTTAATCTCATTATACATTTTCTTAATACTGGATCTGCCTTCTGCGACTTCGGCTTTCTGCTCATCAGTACCTTTGCGCTGGATGGTATCGTATTGCTCGGCTGTCGTGTGGCTCACGCCAGCTCGTTTGGCTATTTCTCCTAAAGTGCCTCTCCCTCTGTTTTCATACTCAGAAGTTTCACTTCTACCAACTGGTTGGGCAATGTTAGTATCGCTTTCTACTAAATCATTTCTAGTACCTTGCCTCTCCTTAGCTTTCTCTACTTCAAACTGCTTAAACTTATAAGCTAGTGCAAGCCTAGTTTCAGTAGGTAAATTCCTTCTGCTAAACTGGTTATTGATCATCCAGAGCTTTACGTCCAGCTCGGTTTCTAGCCCTGTTTTTTCTACTACGTCAAAGCTTATGCCGTGCTTACTGCAAATGGCATATCTATGGTGTCCATCTATTATGGTGTTATTCCATACTACCAGTGCATGGAGGCAACCTTCATTAAGCAAACTCTGCTCTAGGTTATACAACTCATCACTGGATAATGGAGGAATAAGTTTTGCAAATTCTTCGTTAATATGAAAATTCATGTTCATCGTGCTTGCCTATTATTATGTTACATTTCTATTACGCTACTCGTGCAAATCCCCCATGTAGTTTCTTCGCTGCTTTGCAATATGCTTTATGGGCTTCTTCGGGGGAGTTAAAAGAACCTAGATAAAGATTTGTTCCTTCTTTCATAATCTTAGCTACCCATTTTTTTGTTTTTGTTGCATAAGTTACGCCTTTATACCCAGATTGTTCAGAACAGCTAGCTGCTATTATATTCTCAATTTTAGTGTTTAATGAATTGCCATCTTTATAAGCAGCTACTTCAGGTAAATACCCATGAAACATCAAGTATATTATCCGTCCAGCATTATATTTAGTACTATTGATAAATACGTATCTTTTAACACTAGCGCCATTTTTTGCTAAAAAGGATACTTTAATACCTTTTTTAACTGCTCTTTTATTAACCTTCAAATAAAGCTCTCCATCTCTATATTCAAACAACTTTTTAACTTGCGCCTGTGTTAATTGCGGTTTAACTTTTTTGACTTTCTCTTCTACAGCTTTAAGTTTTACGACTTTAGGTTTTTTAGTAGTTTTGGTTTGCTCTACCGGTAATGACTGAGTATATGCTTCCTTTTTATCTAGTGTTTTTTCAAGAATTGTAACTATACGTTCAACGATTTGTTCTAACTCACAGAAATTTTTATAGCTCTCATGTTCTAAATTAATTATACGAGTAAGATTGCGATCCTCTATAGCTTTCGGCAATTTACTAACACTAGCTTCCAAGCCCTTAAGCCTTCTTTCTGTTACAAAACTTAAGCCCTCTGGGTGAATACTAAAAAAGTCTGCTGCTTTTTTGACGTTTCTTAAAAATGTAAACATTTTCTTTCTCCTTGTTATTTGTATTTAAAATGGCACTTCATCAGAAGTAAATTCAGTACTTATTTGCTTACTCCCATCTCCACTATAATTTATCGGAAACTTACCGCTTCTCTCGTCCATGTACTCGCTGTATTTAGCATGTGCTGGAGTAATTATCGTCTTAATCTCATTACTAGGCTTATCGCCTTTATAGTTAATGGTAATTTCAGCTACTACCTGCAAATTATCAAGGTCGGCAAAGCTTTTAATAGTTCTCATTTTTTCTGCTTCTGGTGATTTGTCTGCTGGGTGTAATCCATGAGCAGAATCAAGGATAGCTTTGATCATAGTTCTACCCATTTGAGCGAATTTTGGTGAATTATCACTATGAAGACCGATATTGCTCCAGATCTTCCTATTCTCATATTCTCCTCCTAAGATTACGAACTCACAGGCAAGATATATACTAGTTCCTGCGCGGCTTTTGGTAGCCCATCCATCTTTAAATTCATCAGTTACATGATTACCTTTTTTTATCAGCAGACGAACTTTTGCTATAGTTTTATGTGGTATTAGTTCGTAAGACATTTGCTCCTCGGCATCATTAAAGTTGTTCCATTTAGTCATTGTTTTTGCTCCTTTTTCTTTTTTTCTTTTCCCATTGCTCGTCATAAAAACAAGCATCATTTCCAATATATTCTTCTTTAGTATTACTCCCCAATTTCCCCATATATTTAGCAACTTGATAAGTATTAACCTTATAATATTTTGCTGCCTTATAGATGGCTAACTGGATTGGTACACGCTGTCCCATAAGATTCCTTGCAAACATAACAGCCTTAAACGTATCTTTATCTCTAATATAAGGCATATGACTAAGATCAAATTTCTTACTCATTCTTTTGCTCCACTAGTTCTTTTAATTTTGATAAGTTGTTATCAATTTGTTTATCTAAGTACTTTGAAAACCAAAAACGAAGATCATTGTCTTTTTTGCGGTTAAATAAATACACGGCTTCAGTCACTACTCCTACATATTCATCAGTCCATAAAAGCTTATAATCCTCCATATCCCGCCTTATTTCTTCTCTTAACATACGAATTGACGTGTATTTTCTAGCTTCTTGTTCGCTCATAAAACCTCCTTATTTTCCATTATTTTATTAAAAACCATTTTTCTAAATTTTATATATACGAGTGCCTCTGCATCTGATAAACTATCCATATTCAAATTATCCTTAGGCGTTAAGGCATATCCTTTTCTATCTTTTCTAAAGAACCCTTTTCGAGTTAAAGAATCAAATATACTGTGTAGACATTCTTCACTCATATCGGAAATTTCCAACCCTTGTTCTTCTAAATCCATTTCTCTATCAACGACTTTCTCCATAAATTCTAATGCCTGAGAATCTTTCAACATGTTTTCAATATGATTAAATCCTTCTTTTGTTGGAAAGAGATTTAAAAATAATAATTTTGCCTCCTTTGTAGCCGAGTTAATTTTATTATTTAAATACATATCTATAATCTGTTCTTCTAATTGCTGTTTTGTTTTCATTTACTCCTCCTTAAATTTTGTTATGTTTCCCTGATACTTCAAAATGAATGATCCACAGCGGCCGTCTCTGTTTTTTGCTACTATGACCGTAATTATTTTCTCATAATCTTTTAGCATCAGCGGGTAATCATCCTGCCTGTGCAGGAATATTACTAGGTTTGAATCCTGCTCTATCGAACCTGAATCCCTTAAGTCAGAAAGAATTGGTTGTTTGTTTTCTCTCTTTTGATATTCTCTTGATAACTGCGAAAGTATGATTACCGTAATACCAAGCTCACTAGCCATATTCTTTAGGGTTTTTGTAATGAGTTCTATTTCAGAAACTCTGTTTAAACCCGTAAAACCTGATAAATGTATTAATTGAACATAATCAATAATTATAACCTTCATGTTTTCCTTGATACTTTCCTTACGGCAGTGAAGATAGAAACTCCCTAAATCCTTAATCCGATCAGTAAAAATCTGAATATTATCTTTAGCTTCTTTAAAATATTTCTTAACTGCATTGTAACGTTCTTCTGCATGCAACCTATCTTTCCTGCTAATTTCAGTAATATTTGAAATTATCCTTTGATAAACTTCCTCCTTATCCATCTCAAAAGACCAGAGACCAACTTTATAACCTTGGTTAGTAATATTTAAAGCAAGGTTAACCGCAAAAGCACTTTTACCTACTCCGGTACCTGCTCCGACAGTAATTAATTGACCCGGTCTAAATCCCTCTATAATCTGATCAAGGTCTTTAAAACCGCTACTGATTACAGCTTGTTCTGTAGTATTTAAAACCTCCATTACTTCTGCTTCGTAATCATGTTCGTCGCTTGGTATCATTCCATCAAGGAGAGCATTACACTTGTTACCGATATCGGTTACTATTTCCGTTAAATCCTTACTATCTGCCGTATTAAGAATTTTTGGTTTGGCATTTTCATAAAGAAAAAATGCCTCTCTTCTAAAATACTGTTTCTGTATCTGGCCAAAAACACCCTCAGCGTAAACATCTGTGCCAAGAAATGGGACGCTAAGTACCATACATTGCCTTAAGTATTCCTCTCTTGCTACACCTTGCGAAAAAGACTGCCAATCCTCTTCTGCTATTGAGTGAATGTGGAAATATATATCGCTAACTGATTTCCCCTCTTCTACATACGACTTAACAATCTTAAACACATGTGCAGCATGAGGAGTGATGAAGTATTTTGCTATTAGCATTCTAGTTCCGGTAATAGCTGCTACCTCATCTTGGAGCATATGACCGATAGCTATTTTCTCGTTGCGAGTATCAAGTTGCTTTATTTCTTCTAGTTTAGTTAAAATGTCCTGATCCATTATTTTATTCCTTAAAAATATCTGATTACTCGGTGTTCAAAGTCATACATCAATTGTTCTGCTTCCTTTCTCTTCATTTCCGCAAGCGATTGTGACTTCTCTTCCTTGGTGAATTCCTTCTCGTTGTTTACCGCTTTGACCATATAGTTGATAAAGGCATTCCTTCCTCCCCAAATTCTAACCTTAGGGTTGCTAGCAATAATATTTTTCATAATCGCAATTATTCGGGTATTGGAAAAATGCGGTTTATTACTCCTCTCTCGTACGGCATCAATTAACTCGTCCGTGAAATCAAACTCGTTAAGCAGTCTGTTGCCATGGTAGACATTGCCGTTCTTGGTATGGATATCGTTTAGCTCTGTCTGAACTTGCAGTGATTTCTGTTCTTGGGATTTTTGTGGTTCTTGATCAGGGATAACCTTATGCGATTCTGTTCTTGCTGTTTCCTGCTGTTTTGCTAAGGTTATTTTCTCTTTATCCCGATCGGCTTTAGCTCTTGCAAGACGTTCTTCGAATGAGTCTCCCACTAATTCCTCCCGTTCCCTTCTAGCCTGCTCCTTTGCTATCATTCTGTCTACACGGCTCATGTTAGGGAACTCCGTATTAGCCTCTAGCTCGGTCTGATTAGAAAAAATAAAATTAGTATCCTGATTTTTTAGATCTTGGCTCTCTATACCAAAACTTATATCTTCACTGGAACAAAGATCTGAAAGATCTTTATTTATATCTATAATATCTAAATTTCTATTTAGAACGCGCGCGTGTATCGCCGAATTTTTTCGGTTACGTGGCCGAACTTTTTCTGTCTCGTAGCCAAATATTTTCGGCTTGCTAATAGACTCTTTTCGGCTATCAATTTGAAACTTTTTATTAAGTAATTCAGGATAAAATAACTCAGGATTATTTATTCGCTCAATACCGTCATTCGTATATTTTACTGTATAACCATAACATCTCTTTTGACCTTCAAAGACAATAAAACGATGATATTCAAAGTTAAAGATATCTATTAATTGTTTTATGAGATTTAAGTTCTGGTCAGAACGGCATTCCGTAATTTCTGATATCTCATCATGGTCAATAAAAATTACTCCGGTTTTACTACGTTTAATTCTGTCTGCTATATGTGCTAATAAAAATTTACTATTCTTATTACCAATACTTTTAGTTTTATCATTAGCTCGGCCAATAAACTTTGCTATACGTACTATTTGATCAAAGGTCTTCTCGTTCTTATCAGTCTTCCTATTATAGAATTCTAAACTGATGACATTAGACGCTGCTTTTGCCATAATTCTAAGCCTCCCCCATTTTGCAATCTATGTTCTTTAAAAAATCTATCGATAATGCTAAGTTCCTTAAGTCTCGTTCACAGATTTCTTGTAATATCCAAACTTCTTTACAGAAATTTCGGTATTTATGTAGCGGATCTCGTATCTTTAAAACTGCAACTAAACGCTTCATAGCCGATAACACAATCTTCATTCGTGCCTTAATTTGCTGGCTATATTCAGAATTTGAAGCGTAATTTTCTAATAATTTATTAGCACCGAGAAAGTTACTTTTTAAAGTATCGTAAACAGCTATTATTACTTCATTGATATGCCGGAGCTCCTCTTTATTCATTACACAGTCTATGTCAATTGCCTTACTCATCTTTTTCCTCTTCTAAAATTAAATTTATTAATGTGGTTAAATCGTGAATTACCATATCAATCGTCAATGACGCATGATTTTCATTGGTTACTCTCCTTAGCCTCCTAGCTACTATTTTGATATTTTCCATAAATTATTCCGTTCGTTGTCGTTCTGGTTAATGCTTCGCCTTGTTGCATAAGTTTATAAGGCTGTCCTTGATCATTAATGTTAAAGCCAAGATGTTTGATAGGAATTATGCTAATAAATCCCTTTGCTTTAATAATAATCAAATTACTTATCATCAAACTTTCATTTTCTATCCATGACTGATTGTAATTAATCAGGTAATATTCTTTGTTGGGGATTGTTTTAAACTGTTCAATTTGTTCCTCTAAAATCTCAAGATTGATTTGAATCTTTAAATCAGTATTAGGAACAAGAAAGTAAAATGTTATTAATTGATCTCTATTACTTACCTCCTCTTTCTTTGCTATGGAATGTTTCCAAGTAGGTAATAATGGTAGTAATCTTCTCCGATAGAGGTCGGTCGCAGTATTTATGAAAAAACACTTTTTGATCAAAATATTTATATAACCACTAGTAGTTTTTTCTTTGTATCCGGAATATTTAGCAAGAATTTTATTAGTTATTTCTTCTTCTATTAAGGTAATAAGCTCATATAAAGACCATGCTACTATAACTTCCGTACTGCACGCCTTTTGATTACAATCTTGATTGTTAATTAGACTTTTCCGAAGTGTCGTAAAGTCTATTATAGTAAATTGATTTACCATTACGCCTCTTAAAAAAACCTATTAATCTTAACAAGATTAAAATATAAAAATAAGATGGAAAGATATTGGAGCTTTTAGGGCTTTTTGTGGATAACTTATTAAATAAAAAAGTATGACTTACGTTACAAATTCGTTTCTTACAAACGCATTCAATACAACTGTGTTGATTGTTTTTGTATCTGTAATTTTTATAGTAGGAAGGTTAAAGACAAACTATATAAGTACCATCCATACGTTTTCAATTGGAGCTCGGGACTTCTCTATAAAAATGATAGCATTCACCTTAGTAGCTACTTGGGTTAGTGCTAGCGGGTTTAATATTAAGTTAATCAAATTCTATGATAACGGCTGGAAATATTTATTACCTTCGTTAGGAATGATAATATCCATATTATTTATAACATTCGTAGTAATACCTAGGGCTCATAGCGTTTTAGGTAAAACTTCGGTAGCAAGCTACATGGGAGAGTATTACGGCCAAACGGTTAGAACATTAACCGCTATCATAAGTACAATCGGCGTATGCGGCGGTATTGCTATACAATTCAAAATATCGGGTAATATAGCATATTATCTCTGGCCTATAATGCCAAAGGAAGTATTAACACTGCTTTTTGGAGCATTAACGGTATATTATTGTTATTTAGGAGGGGTACGCTCCGTTATATACACGGATATTGCTCAATCAATATTATTTACCTTAGCATTCGTAATAGCTATTGCCTCACTTCACGGATTACCAAAAGCAGATATCAACACTGATGCTCTCTTAAAATTTAATGTGATGTCGGTTTTTAATAGTTCAAAAGAAGAATTAATAACAATGGGATCACTATTCTTTTACTTTATGATACCGGCTTTCTCGCCGACTGAATTTCAAAGAGTTTCTATAGGGGTTAATGTAAAGCAAGTTCAATGGAGTTGGATTACATCTTGCATCGGTTTCCTTCTTACAATACTCGCCGGTTGTTACATAGCTTATCAATTGTTTTTAATTAATCCCAATTTACCTACTGAAGATCGGCTATCGGAATTTCTAGACCTTTTAAATCCTTGGTTAAAAATAATTATAATCATCGGTATATTATCTATGGCCATGTCTACGGCCGACTCTCATATAAATATCTCGGCAGTGATGCTTGCAAATGATACGTTTGGCAAAAATAGTTGGTCTCCTTATAAAAAATTACAAATGGCAAGAAAATATACGGTTTTAATCGGGATACTTGCTTACGCGGTAACTTTTTGGAATCAAGATTTATTAAAAATAATCATGTTCACAAGCGGTTTTTATATGCCGCTAGTTACTATACCTCTTATGATAGCTATATTTAACTACAAAATTTCCGGAAGATGTGTACTGATATCTATGATCATTACTGCTATATTTTGGATTATATGGTATTTATTTATATCTCATGAGGAACCGCTTATCTTTACTATGACATTAAATGCATTCTTATTGTTTATTACCCACTACTTGATAGATAAAAAAATACTAAAATGCTTTGATATCCTAAATAAGTTGAAAGGCAAATAATATGAACGAAAAAATTAACTACCATACATTATTGCCTTATACCGAGATTCATGAACAAGATAGGATTCAAGATGAAAAAGATTCTATAAAAACAAAAGAAATAAACAAAAAATTCCAGGCTTTATCTGAAGAAGAAACAGATAAATTTATGAAAAAACTAGGACAGTTTATTATAAACTGTCTAAAAAGTCGAGAAGTAGCTCCCATTAGGAATGAGTATTACCATGATATAGTCAATTCAAATGGTAGACCCGATTATAGGACAATTGAAGTCATCTGTTCAATGAATTACAGAGGAATGCATAATGATGAAGGTTTTTGTATATATAATGGTTATAAAGTAAAACCTTTGTCATATGGTTTTTATATTTATTTAGGGCATTTAATAGAGTTAGGAAGCAATTTAAGTTTACATTTATTGTCTTATTTCTTTAGCAGAGAAAATAAAAAAGAATATCTTATCCTAAAGAGCTCTTATACTAAATTGAAAAAAATCTTTAATGAAATAGAAGAGAATATAAAAAATGCTTTAGTATCATTACAGAATTTAAATTTAATAACTTTTTCCGAAGAAAATAATGGTAATTTAGTTGTTAACTTGAACAAAGATAATATTCTAAAATTAGATGAGAAACATAGTAATTATTCTGATTTAGAAGAGGATTTTGCTATTAATAACTATTATGGGATGGCACTTATAGAACCAGAGTGTCCCCACTGTTTTGAAAAACTAGATATAGATCTGATTTTTAAACATTATCAAAAATTCAAAAATGACTAAACCCTTGATAATAGACGGCGAGGAGTATGTGAGACTGAAAGATGTCTTAGATTTCGTTAGACAAAACCTCGAAACTGACCCAACTTGGCTTACAAAAAGTTTGAATCTTCGTTTATCGATGTTATTTCAAAAAGGAATATATCAACCCATTGATATTGTGGTTTATTTATTAATAATTGCTAAAAATGGACATAAAGAAGGAGTTGTTTTTAACGATGATATTATGAATAAATTAAGAATTAATGAGAAAAAATATCTAAATTCTATAAAACGCTTAGAAACACACGGTGTACTCGCTTCAAGAACTCTAACTAATGAGGAGCTTGAAGATGTTGTTAGTAGCCAAATTGTAAAATAATAAAATATATTTAAAAAATTAGCTCTACTAAAATGTTTTGGTATTATGATATAAAAACAACTAAATAGAAAATAGATCAAGTCTTTTAAACATACCTGTTGTCAGGTTTCCGCTGTTGATGATTAAATCAACACTATTAAATGGCGTTATTAATTTATATGGAAGCAATAGTGAAGAATAAACTTTCTGAATCACAAAAAGAGGCTGTAGGACTTTTATCTATAGGAACTTTTTTAGAATATTTTGACGTAATGCTTTATATTCACATGGCGGTACTGCTTAATGAGCTATTTTTTCCTAAAACCGACCCCTTCATTACCTCATTATTGGCTGCCTTTACTTTTTGTTCTACTTATGTTTTTAGACCCTTAGGAGCATTAATTTTTGGATATATCGGGGATACACTTGGACGCAAAACAACAGTACTTCTAACAATGTTTATAATGGCTGGCTGTTGCACAGTTATGGCTTTGTTACCAACATATGATAAAATAGGCATTACTGCCTCTTGTATAATGATTTTATGTCGTGTAATCCAAGGAATGGCAGCAATGGGTGAAGCTATAGGGGCAGAGGTTTATATAACTGAATCAATCAAACCACCAATACAATACCCTATGGTAGGTTTAGTACCCGTGTTTGCTACTATAGGAGGAACACTAGCTTTAGGAGTTGGTTCATTTGTTACTAGTTTTACAACAGATTGGCGGTTTGCTTTTTGGTTTGGAGCAGCAATAGCAGTAATTGGTATGATAGCAAGAACTACTTTGAGGGAAACCCCTGATTTTGCCGATGCAAAACGTGGAATACAAGAATTTATTAAACAAACTGATAGAGATCAAAAAATATTAGAAGGTAGTGTTATTTGGAAAGAAAAGGTTAATAAAGTAACCGCTTTTTCTTTATTCATTATACAATGTGCTTATCCATTAATTTTTTATTTTGTTTATATCTATTGTGGAACAATAATGAAAGACCAATTTGGTTTCACCCCAGGACAAATAATTAATCAAAACTTGATTGTTATTTTATTTGAACTGACGTCTATGTTAGTTATTACTTATTTAAGTTATAAAATATATCCTATAAAAATTCTTAAAGTACTTTTATCTATAACGACCATATTATTTTTGTTATGTCCTTATTTACTAAATAATATTAATTCATCTTTTCAGTTATTATTACTACAAATATCGATGGTAAGTTTTGCTATTAGGCATTTTCCAGCAACACCTATTTTTTACAAGTATTTTCCTGTATTTAAGCGTTTTACTATGAGTTGTTTAATGTATGCTTTAGGACGGGCGGTAATGTTTGTAGTGACCTCTTTTGGATTAGTTTTTTTAATTGAATATTTTAATAATTGGGGAATATTATTGATTAGTATACCTATCATTTTAGGTTATAAATTTTCTCTATCACATTTTGAAAAGTTGGAAAAAGAAAGTGAACAGATTTATTAGTGATATATTTTTTTAATATCGGTAGATTCAAATTTTGTTTATTTGGTTCTTCTCTAAGACATAATCTGGTTAGTTCTAATTTAACTTTATTTGCGTTTAAATAAGAAGCAAGTGGTATAAAATGTATTATTGTTTCTTCTACTATCTTTTTCTTTTTTTCAATAGTCATACATCCAATAGTTATCATATTATGCAGTCTATCAAATAATTTGATATATAAGACATCTTTTTTATGCTGTAAGAATAATAAATTTACAGTCTCTCCAGCAGTAATTTTTTTGTTGAATTTTATCCTCGTTAAGTCTTCGATTTTACTAGCAATTGATTTATTAAAGTTTTGTGAAATCATTTCTTTAGTTAACGAGGTATCTTCTATAGTATCATGAAGTACAGCAGTAATTATCAAATCAGTAGTATAATATTTTATCTCTTCCACTGCCACGTATTCAGCAAATAAGTATGCAACTTCCAAAGGATGGGAATAATAAGGCTCACCGCTTTTTCTTTTTTGATCGCCGTGATACTTCTTAGCCCAATAAATAGCTTTATTGATTAAATCAAAATCTAGTACATTTTTAGTATCTAATGACTTTAATTTATCTATTAATCTTATCGAATATTGACAAGGCTCTGAATAATTCATAATTAATTAATACACTATTAATAGTTCTATTATAAGTAACTTATTAGTCATCATTAAAGATATTTGTGATTAAGTAAACTCTAACCAGTTTTGATTTTTAGTATTTTTGATGTATATCTACCTCACTCCTTTAAATGTTTCATTTAAAGGAGACTTCTCTTTCTTTTCAAAATAAATTTTGAGGTTTTTGATATGTCCGATCTTACAATGAGACTCATCCTGTAAAAAACTCATACCGTCGTATACTTTAACTTCTTTGTAATCAAGTATTTTGCCGTAGAATGAGATAGCCTGATTGATTAGACCCTGACGTGCTATTTCAAACAAACATTCCGTTGTTTTATTTTTATCGATCATAATATAATCGGCAACAGGCTTATTTCCTTTAGTTATTTGAGATACTTTATTCAATGATAGCACTTCCTTTGGTCTACCAAAGTAATCTAGTTCCTTACTTAAAACACCTATAACAGCTTTAAAATATTTATAGTCGCTTTTAATGGACTTATTTGGATGAATGCTCATAAAACTCCTTAATTATTACTTGAATTTTCAAATTTCAATTTGTCTAGTATTCCAAGGCAAGATAGCCTTTGAAAACCATCGGTATTCCTATTCTCTAAGTCATAGGCTTTTACCTCTGTTTCGTAGGTTGTCTTAGTTTTTTTCTGGGCTTCTTCCTTAGGAATATTAGTTTTTATGCGGAAGTTATCATTGCTAGTTTTGACAGCGTCCCGCATCTCAAATCGCAGACACTTACCGAAATACGCCATAAACTGGGCTTTCGAACAAAATCTGTTATCTCGCCGTTTTGACATATCAAGGAGTATTTGATTCATGGCATTTAGGCTAAAGTCTCGCCCTGACAGGCTTTGTAATTTACCTTCGTCTTCCTTGCTTAACGGGTAATGGTGCTTTAGGTCTTGCGGCTCTTTATACTGGTTAAAACGATAAATTCTTGCCTTTGCCTGTGCTATAGTCGGCTTTTTTCGCTTATTAGAGGGTCTTTTTTTGAGTTTAGGGGGGGTAGGAGTTGAAAATTCTCTAATTTTATGTTCTACATTTTCCTCAAATTTAATACTTTTAGAATTTTGTAAAAAATTAGATTCCAGATCTATATCTTCAATATTCTTATTTTCTTTATATATATAGAGAGAATTGTTTTGTCGGGACATAAAAGTCGCGACAGAATTCTCTACAGAAGCAGTATTTTCCTGTTCTGGCGTTATCGGAATTCCGATAACGGCTTGCTCCTTATGAGCGAACTCATAACTATAACGATGTTTCTTACCGTTATGAGTGATAGAATTATGATAGGTAATATTTAATATATCCTCTAATTCCTCAATAATTCTTACATTCTGTCTTCTTTCAACGAATGTAAAAGTAGAAATATATTTGTGATTTAAGAATAATCTTTCCCCTTTTATTAGTTTTCCCATAACAGCACTAAGTAATTTATTAGCAGGGCTACTAAGAAAAAAAGATTTTTGACGAACAGGCTTAACTTTTTTATTGGCTCTTTTTATCTTATCCCAGTGTAAATAATGTTTACGATAACGGGCTTTTTCTTCCTTAAATGAGTAGAGTTTGCATAGCTGGTCTTGGTACGATTCTGTTGCTATTTGTAATTTTGTCATATTCCTTAAAAATTGTTATTAATTAAAATTTTTAAAGAAAAACACTTGACTATTAGGTAATACTATCATATTCTCGTAACTGGTTAAAGCTTACGAGTTTTGGGTGTTTCTCTTCAAAAAATGCCTCCCACCTGTTTATTTAATCAATATTTATTCCATAAGCTCCTTCCCTTGAAAAATTAATTTTGTTAGTATATATAGATAAAGATTATTAATCAAGATAGTCAAGTAAAAAGAATGGAAAGAGATCAAAATATGTTAGTAGAAGCCATCAGGAACACTGAATTATTACCTAGTAAACAAAAACGTACTTTGGAAGTAATTTGTTTATCTACATACCCTCTGTCTAGTAAAATGATCGAAAAGAAAACACAAACAACAAAACAAAGAATGACATATAGCTTAAAATCATTAATGAAAAGAAATTTTATTATTAGAGAAAAAGATGGTTGTTATGTTTATCGCCCTAATTATACAAGAATAGAAGAGCTTATAGAGAGATATAAAAATAATCAATAACTTATCTTTTTGTTTTCTTTTTTACTATAATTACTTGACTTTTCTATTTTTCTCCTCTATACTCACCTTATAAGGCAATAAAAAAACGTCTTAAGCTGCAAACTTAAGACGTTTTAAGAGCATTATATAGTCGTAAGAATTTTAAGTTTACAAGACAGTTAAATTCTTACTTTTTCTCAATAAATTAAAAAGAGATTGTATATGCAAAATATCTCAACCCTACCATTATGTCAAGATGGAAAAAATCACGGGAAAATCAATAATTCGGTAAAGCATGGTAGAATAGAGTTAATAAGCCATGATAATTACGAATCTACCATGCCGAGTTTAGAAGAAATCAGCTTTGCCAAAGCAAAAGAATACTTAAAGAAGATGCTACTTCCTCAAAAAGAAGCTGCGCAGGTATTTTCCAATCTTGAGCAATTAAGACAAGCGGTAAAAATTTCTAATGAGCGTCAAGTAGCAAAATTACCAGATAACCTAATGGAACTACCTAAATTTCATGAAGCTAAAAGCGAAAGCGTCCAGCTATCCGACTCTGCTAAAGAAACATTTGCCAGAATTATTACAAGAGCAAAGGAAGCGTTTATAGAGGAACAGATAGAAAGAGCTAACTTTTATAACATTCCCTATGAAACCTACGGCGATAACTACTACCAGCTCATGGTTGATATTGATAAATACGAGTATTTGCTTGAGAAAGCAAAAGATTACTGTGTTGATTGGGATACTAGTGAATATGACCCGGTAGCTCTAGAGCAGGCAATTGATAAGGCAGAGTATAATGCTTACATGCATGATCAAAGCTTGCGCTCTTACTTTTCGCTAACTAGAGGAGTGGAGGTTTAAAATGCTTACTGTAAAAGATCGCTTTATTCCACGGGAGGAAATCTCAAAACTTCTCTGGGGCATGGTTGGTGATATTTCAACTCATAGCTTGTCAATGTGGCTTAAGTCTAAGACTGATGACGAGTTTGTAGTAGTACCGAGGGAGTTTTGTGTCTTGATAGTTACATTTTTGGAACGACAAGCGGCGGCAAAAGAGCATTTGCTGTTTAATCCACAGAAGGTACTAGGTCAGCTTAATGAAATAAAACGTTATTTATAATAATAAAGCAATAAGGTTATTAGTATGGAAAACAAACAAGAATGGTTAAGAGAACATTGGTTAAAAGAACGTAAAAATTATATCGGTGGCAGTGATTTAGGAGCTATCTGCGGCTTAAATCCTTATCGCTCTGCTCTTGACGTATACTTAGATAAAACCAGCGATGATATTAGCGAAGAGACTAACGCTGCAATGAGGTGGGGCAACCTTTTAGAAGATGTGGTTGCTAAGGCTTATAGTGAGGATACTGGCTATGATGTGGAAATAGAGCCAAACACGATTTATCATCCTGAATATTCATTTTTAGCAGCTAATATTGATCGGTGGGCAGATAATAAAAGGCGTATTCTTGAATGTAAAACTGCTTCGTTTCTTAAAGCTAAAGAATGGGGCGACTTAGGGACTGACCAAATCCCCGAGTCATATCTTATTCAAAACGCTACATATTCGGCAGTTTGTAATGTTCCAGTAGTTGATACAGCAGTACTCATCGGCGGTCAAGATTTTAGAATATACACTTACGAGAGAAACAAGGAGCTAGAAGATAAGTTAATTAAGATAGCCTGTAATTTTTGGCATAACCATATAGAAAAAAGAATACCGCCTAAATGTGTTAATACTAGGGACACATTTAATTTATTTCCACAAAGTAACCATCACGAAATAGTAGCGGAAAGTAACATTTTGGAAAAATGGGAACGACTTAAAGCTGCTAAGGAGGAAGAAGTACGGATACAAAGCACCATTGAGAAATTAAAGACCGATATACAGGAATTTATGAGAGATTATGACGTGCTAATTGATGGTCAGGGGAACGTAATAGCTACATGGAAAAATACTGCTCCAAAGTCGCTGGTTGATGTGAAGAAGTTTAAGGAAAAGTATAGAGAAATATACGAGAAATGTATAAACTACGGTAAGCAATCAAGAATGTTTTTAATTAAATAAGGGTCAAAGGAAATGATTTTATTAGAGGTAGTTATTGCTAGCATAATTTTCGCTCACATTATTACTCATCTTAGTTCTTAGGACTACGTTAAGCATGAAGGAAATAAGCAGCTGCAATACATTTTTTAAAATAATAATTAAGAGATAAAATATGAGTAACATAGCAGTAAAAACAACATTATTAACACCGAGTAACTTAAAGGAAGCTATGGAGTATGCTACGATTATAGCAAATAGTGCTATGGTGCCGAGAACTTATCAGGGTAAAGCGGCAGATATTCTAGTTGCCGTGCAAATGGGAGCCGAACTTGGATTAAAGCCAATACAGGCTTTGCAGAATATAGCGGTTATTAACGGCAAACCTTCCGTGTATGGCGACGCATTACTTGCTCTTGTACAGGCACATTCGTCATTTGAAGATATCAAGGAGTGGTATGATGAGAAAACAAATACGGCTTTTTGCAGGGTTAAGCGTCGGAACCAAACCGAGCATACCGTAAGCTTTAGCGCAGAAGATGCTAAAAAAGCAGGTTTATGGGGTAAAAGCGGTCCGTGGACTCAGTACCCAAAAAGAATGATGCAGATGAGAGCTAGAGGCTTTGCGCTTAGAGATAAGTTTGCAGATGCTTTGGGAGGTTTGATAACAGTTGAAGAGGCAGAGGACTATCAGGTAGTAGATATGCCGGAAAAGGATGTAACGCCTAAGACTCAAAGTAATGAAGCCTTTACAAATTATGACCGCTTGGAAATGAAATCTCAAGTAGTAAGTAGCAAACTTGACTCCGTTTTAAGTCATCAGGAAGAAGAAGTCAAAACCCTAGAGCCAAGCGAAACTTTGTCTGAATTAATAGAACTTGTTAAACTGCATAACGTATCAAGTGAGATAATAAACAAGTGGTGTAGCAAAGCAGGAGCTCCGAGTATTGCTGATTTAGGTGAGGAAAGGCAACTATCCTGTATTAAATGGATTAACGAGCAGTATAATTATTCGCAAAGCATAGAGGAGGCAGCGTAAGTTTAGAAAACCCCCTAGATTTGCTTATTAAAATATGTTAATGTGAACAAACAATTACTCGTTTTTTTCTATTTTTAGAGGAGCTAAGCTTTTTAGCTCCTTTTTTCTTTTTACAAAAAAGCATGGATGAAGATTGTTTCTGCTATAATAAAAATAAAGCTTTTATTTTGTTATAGACTAGAGGCAAAAATGCAAAATTACGATCCATATTTAAATACCTACAACTATCCTTATAACAGTTCTGATCCTTATAATCTAGCTTCTGATGGCGATAATCAAATGCCTGATTCTCGTTATGAAGATGGAGGTTATAGTGATCCCAATATGTCTTACAGTAATGCTTATGATAATACAGGAGCGCAATATTCCTTTAAAGAAGGAGGGTCTGTCGGTGATGATGACTTACCGAAGCTTGCCGATCTGATTCGAAGACACGGAAGAAACGGTGATACCGAGCTTGCTCATATTAATCCTATTGAAGCACAAATATTAAAAAGTTTAGGTGGTAGCGGTACGATAAATCCTGCTACCGGTCTTCGTGAATACAGTTTTTGGACTAATCCATTTAAAGCAATAAAAAGTGTAATAGGAGGTGGAGCGGGAGCAGTTATCGGTAACATGGTGCTACCGGGAATAGGTGGCATTATCGGCGGCGCACTCGGTCAGGGAATACAGCACGCAGCAAGAGGCAAGAGTGCACTCGGCGGAGCTTTAAAAGGAGCCGGTATGGGCGCAGCTCTTCCATCTTTTGCATCTGCTATTGGCTCTGGACTAAGAAGCATTGGAGGAACGGCTCTTGGTTCTAGCCTTAGTAATTACGGCAGTACTAATGCAATATTGCCTTCCCTCGGTCTTGGTGGCTCAGGTAGTAGCGGATTATTTGGGCTTGGAGGAAGTAATCCTTATGTAAATGGGGACTTAAGCAGCATAACTGCACTTTCTTCAGGTATGGGCAGAGGACAAGGTCATGGTTTAGGTGTCAGTAGCGGGGATTATGCCGAGAACTATTATAATTACATGCTTGATAGACAGAAAAAACAAGACAATATGGGTTTTACCGATAAATTACAAGACTATCTAACTGAGCCTAAGAATTTACTAACGCTTGGTACTACTGCCGCTCAATATTTAGGTAGAGAAAAACCAAAGAGTCCAGAGAAAATAGCAGAGGAAGAAAGAAGATATCGCAACGCTAGTCGTAAGACGATTGCTGAGGTTGAAGCTGATGAAGCTCTGGAAACCGCACGTGCCGATTTACAAAAAAAGCGGAAAAACAAGCAGTTAGATGAAGATATAAAGAACATGGGTCGTATTAATCGGCGCGTTGTATCACCTGAGGAATTTGCAAGAACCGGTCGCTGGCTTGAGTATATGGATGATGAAGGCAATCCTGTTAGAATGAAAGGTGGCGGGAGCGCCCGTAGTCCTTATGCTTATTTAACAGAAGAAACCTATTATCCTGCAAGTCCTATAGTTTATTTAAGTGGTGATAGCGGGGGGCAAGATGATAAGGTTAGAAGGGATTTACTAGATCGTTCTTATGTAATGCCAGCTGATGTAGTAGCTGATGCTGGAGATGGTAATTCTTTAGCAGGAGCAAAAAAGATTAAAGCATTAGTTTCTCATGGAGAAATGGAAATTAGTCCTCAGATTGTTAGTAAATTGGGTAACGGAGATAACGATTTAGGCGCTAAAAAATTAGACATGTTTGTAAAAAACATTCGCAAACATAAAAGAGGGGGAAAAGTAAATCTTCCGCCTCGTGCAAAGTCTTTAGAGAGTTATTTAAGGGGATAATATGAAAACACGAAACTTAAATGATCTCCGAGAACAAGCCTTAGCCGTTATTAATCGTGATGTAGGGCGAATGGTAGCTAACCCTACACCTGTATACAGAGGAAAGACTAGCGTTCCGATGTCTGCTTTAACACAGAGGAAACGTGCTTTAGAAGATCAGTTTGCGAGTAACCCTGCTCCTTATTCTGTAGAAGCAAGCGGTGTTTTTAACAGAACTCCGCAGGGTTTTAATGAGGGGCAGAAAACCTCTTTACTGGATATACTCTCATCAGGCCAAAGAGGGGTGGGTAATACCGGATGGAGGATGATGGGAAAACAGTTTGGAGATAGAACCGATAGTAGGCAAACCGGTTTTTATAATAAATTTGATAAGAACCTAAATAAGGGTCTTCCATTATCCCGTGTTGGTATAGATGCATTAAGCAGCGATGCACAGGGTCTTGATTCTGAATATAATTCCGGACTTGGCAATAGTTTAAATGCTCTTGGTAATAGCGAAAAGGCAAAGAGGGCAGGACTTACTAATATGCTGGGGCAATTCGGCAATCAGCAGCATATATATTCGCATTTAGCAAATTCGGCAGATAAAAACAAGTACTACGAGGAATTAAATGCTCCAAAGCAAAAGATGAAGGCGTTATACAATATAGTAAATAGTGGTGGTGATCCGGGTAGCATGGGACCTTATGGTGAAGCAGCAGCAGTCAAGTTACTAGAAAAAGGACTAAATCTTTATAATAGCCCTACTCCTACTTACAGTGGTCAGCAACTTGCTAATGTGCCTGAAGAATTAGCAGTATCGCATCGTCTGCTAGGTGATTTAAGTCATGATTATAATGATTCATCAAGGGAAGAAAGAGATAAGCTGTATAGCTCGTTAATGGGGCGAGAGAATGTTGGCTCGCGAGCTATAGGCGATTTACCTACAATTTATGATCCACAAGTAAACAAGCTTGATGCTGATACCAAACGTCTTTTAAAAGCAGAAAAGGCTAGAATCAGTATGGATCATGAACGAAAAGGTACTTATGGATCACAATCACATTTATCCCAAACCGAGGATGCTATTAATAGAATTGCTAAAAGCCGTTTTGGTAATAGAAACAATCTCTTGCAGGATGTACTTCGCGGAAGAATGAGCGGTTTAAATAAAAGTGACATGAATGATTTAAACCGGTTAAATAGTTTAGGTCAGCAAGGATTGTCCGAATATCAGGACGTACTTGGTAAGATTAGCGGAATGAACCAGCTCGGAGTAGACAAATGGCTAAATACGCAAGATGAGTTAAACCAGAGGAGGGAGCGATTTGAAGAAGAGAGGAATCAGGAATGGCCGCAAATAGCGGGTAGTGATATTGTCAAATACAACGTAAGCCCGGAAATCAGCAGTATTTTTGCCAATCCCAATATTAGCAGTAATCCCTCTGTTTACACGCCGTCTTTAAGGCCAAATATTCATGCACTTGCACAATACGCCCAAACAGTGCCGGTCAGTCATAGTGAGACGGAGCTTGAGAGTAATTTAAATCAGGATATGGGAGGTATCAAGAATTATGCTGATTTTGAGAATACCAAATTACAGAGAAAAAGAGAAGATGAGGTAAGGCGGCAGGCAGAGGCAAGGCATCTAGCGTCAAGAATGGCAGAAGAAAATCGGCAAGCTCAAATTAGGAAAGCTAAGGAATTAAAAATAGCTGAAGAAAATAGACAAGCATTGCTTAAAAGAAAAGCTTTAGCTGAAAGCAAATTAAAAGAAAGAGATATTGCACTCAAAAGGCAACAAGCTGAATTAGCTAAAGTAAGCGGTAGATATGACATGATGCGCGAACTTGGGATGGATTATAGTAATTATAATAGAGATAAAGATAGAATAGCCGTGCTGCAACCAAGGATACAGAACATATTAGATAGTATGTCTTACTGGAAAAAATATGCTAATTTAATTTAATTATGATTATGGAAGAAGAAATATTAAATCGGGTAGGAGCACTTCCAGAGAGAAGGAATCCTTTTGATGAGGGAATAGCGAAAGCAGTTAGCAGCACCCGAAGCAATTTAGGGATGAGCAGGGATCAGGAGCATAGAGCGATAAATAATGCGTTGCTTGCTCTTGGTAATGGTTTAGCAAACGAACCTGTCATGCGTGGATTTAAAAACAATTTAGGAGTTATAGGGCGGGCAATGAATCCGGCTTTGGCGGCTTATAACACTAGCGAGGATGCTGCTTTAAAAGAAAACGAACAACTAGCTAATCAAATCCTGCAGCATCAAAGAGCGGAGCAGGCTTTAGCAGACGCTCGGGAAGAAAAAGTTTGGCATCGTAAATTTCAAGAGAAGCAGCTGGAAGAAACTAAAAGAGCCCATAATTTACTCGATAATTTTAGAAAAGAAGAATTACAATATAAAAAAAATAAGTACGGCTCTGATTCAGAATTAGATAGATTAGCTCCAAAAATCAGGACGGATTCGGCCTTTGATAAAGTCGGACTTCAAGCAAGAAAATCAGCTGAATTTTATGAGGAAGTTAAAGAGATGAATCATAAGTATCAGGATTTAAAAGATACAATGAAAAAGGCCGGAATTGATACTACTAATCCTTTTGTATTTAATAAGGCCCTTCGAAACGCATCAGGTTTTTTAAGCTCATTTACTAAAGACCCAATTCAAAGAGAGATAGCTAGTAAATATGCTGATTTAGCTGCTGCAAATAAACGAGTGATGCAGACTGCTGAAAAAGCTTTAAAAGACGGAGCATTAACTAATTTTACAGTTAAGTACGGGGATGATAACAAGCTGTATCCATCTTTTGGTAGTGAGCCTTATGACGAGTACGAAAGAAAATTAAAAACAATGCTAAATGATGCAAGTACGGGTTATGAATCATCAAGTTTAGCATTACAAACGGGGAGGCATATTGATAAGCACAATTATGCAAGAATCAAGGAATTAGAACATTCTATGCGAATAGGAGTACCTACCGATCAAATAGGTGATATGTCTTCAAATCAGGGGAGTATTGATGTAGCTCCGGAAGAGGAATGGATTACTATCCAAGGACCGTCAGGTCAAACAGAAGAAATCTATTTTGAAGATGCACCGAAGTTTTTAAATAGGCCAGGATATACTAGAGTTAAATAATATGAGTGATTTTGAGGGAGCTAGAATTAGACCAAAAAGTAACGAATTTAATATAGGAAAAAACGATTTTGAAGGGGCTAGAATTCGTCTTAAAAATCCTACTTATCAAAATACTGTAGATGAAAGAGAAGCTGTAGATAATGATGAATATCCTTATTTAATAAACAAGACAGCAGATGTAATCTCAAGATATCCTTTTGATTTAGTACATGATCTTGCATATGCAGGAGAAAGGGGAGCAAAATGGCTAGCCGGAAAATTAGCCGATGATTTACAGGAGGAACCAAAACCTATTAATTTATTTGGTCATGAATTTGTTCCGACCAGGAATGATTGGTCTCGGAAGTTTAGAGAATTTAGTCAAAAACCTGACTATTTTAGCGAAGAAAATATTGGTCGTCCCTCCAATCGGATTACTAGACCAATATTTAAGGAAGCTGGATTTAATTTAGATGCAGAAGCACCAGATCAAATACAAGGGATGATAGGTCATGGTATAGATTTTGCAGTTCCCGGAGCATGGACAAAGAAAGCAAAACTTGCAAATATGGCTATTGAAGGAGCAACAGGGCTTGGAAGTGGATTACTACAAGAATATGGAGGTGTTAATCCAATAGTTGCCGATCTTGCTACTTATGCGGGAAGACGGGGTGCTTCTAGAACTAATAGTGCTTTGAGAGACCATTTTAATCCAATCAAAAGAGGAGAAAAAAAGGTTAGTGCTTTATTTAAGGATGCTAATAAAGAAAAAGGGCTTGATAACTTAATGAACTTTAATCCTGAGGGGCTTGATGTTATTCCTGTTACGGCAGAAGTAGCTTTACATAATGATATATCGAACTTACATAATGCTTATGCTCCAACTCTTACTGAAATACAGAGTAAAATGACTACTAATGATAAGATTTTACGTAAAAAAACAGATGAGATTGGAAATAGTCTAGATCCAAAAGCTATAGAAGTTGGGGAAGCAGGAAGAGAATTAATTAATCAAAATTATCGTAATTTGAAAAAACTAAGAAAGAAAAAAGCTACCCCTTATTATGAAGCATTAAAACAAGAGAATTATTATCCTGTTGAAAATTTTAAAAATTCTATAAAAGAGGATTTATCAAATACAGTAGGCGACACAAAAAAAACTCTAAAAAAGTTTTCAAATTCTCTTAAAGAAAACCACAAAGAAGTTTTAGAATCATTAAAGGAAGAATTATCCTTGCTTCAAAAAGAAAATAAAACAAATTTAGATTTAAATTTATTTCCTCAAAAAGTACGAGAAGAATTATTATTACAAGACCCAGCTTTGTATAGAATAGAAGAATTAAAAAATCAAATTAGTTTATTAGAGAGTGATAAATATAGACCAGTTATTATTGATGAACAAATTAAAGAAATTAATAAAAAAATAAAGAATAATACTAAGACTGGAAAAGACGGACAAAATGCTTTATTGAAGAAACAAGTAGAAGCTTTACAGGCAGATTTAGAAGCAACGCCTGAAGGATTGGCTCATAGGAAAGTTTATAGGGAACATTCGCTACCGATTAATCAAATCAAAGAAGATAGTTTACTTAGTAAATTTGTAAAGAAAAAAGATTCAGATTTTAAAGAACCTGTTGATGGATTAGCAGATTATATTTTTAGTGCTCCACAAGAAAGCGTAAAGCGTTATATGGCTCAAGTAAAAGGAAGTAATGCTGAAAATCTAACTAAAGCTTACGGAAGAAAAGAATATCTTGGTAAAGCAGATGATTTTGAAGGTGGTTTACCAACTTACGATAAATCAAGCAAATTTTTAAAAAACAAAGCAGCTCAAATGGAAGCTATCTATTCCCCTGAAGAACTAGGAGTATTTGAGCAAATTAACGACTACTTAAAAAATAGAGCTATTGTTAGCGGTGGTAACTCTGCTTTTGGTTCGGCAACAGAGCCAAAAGGGAGAATAACACAAAGGGTAAAAAAATATTTAGGAGAAGAAAATTTAACTCCTTATACTGCTTGGGGTGATCTCCCTGGTATTAGAAAAATTCCTCTTATACCACAACGTTTAAAAGGAATAACAGTCCCAAATCGAAATTATGAAATATTTGAGAAGGCATTGACTGATCCTATATATGCTAGGGATTTATTAACTAAAGATTATGGTGTTAAATATACTAAACCAAATTATTTTCCTACCTTGTATAACGTTTTAAATGGAAATCAGGAATAAAATTTGTTATTTTGGGTTAGATATTTAATTATGTAACTTGGTATATGAAAGCAGGCGTTATTTCTTGGTTTAGTGATGATAAAGGTTTTGGGTTTATTAAGCCTGACGATAAATCTAAAGATATCTTCTTTCATGTTAGCGAATTAAAGAAAATCAACTTAGAGACTATTGCAGGTAATACAAGAATTAGCTTTGAGACTAAAGAAGACAAGAATGATCGTATCCAAGCTGTTAATCTTCAGCTTATTTAAAAAAAACAATCCAGGCTTTGTTGCATGAATCAGCCGATGCCTATCCTTGCTTAATATTTCATACTATAAACAAGCTACAGGTAGCAAAAATTATACCCTTAAATTGAATATCAAATACGATTATCTATTATTGATAGATATTTGATGGGCAATCCCTGATTCATACAACAACACCAACAATCCACAAAAAATCTTGATAACTTTGTGAATTATATTTGCTAGAGTAAGCCTGCTCGGGATTTACGGGTAACGCTTATGAAATAGGCACTAGTAATTATTAGTTAAAATAAATTAACTTCAATTTTCTCTTGGTAATTTAGTACAAAATCAAGTAGGGCAAGACTATCGGCTTCATTATCGTCAATGGGAGAAAATCCCTTGTTTTTAACAGCTGTTATTACGCTAGTCTTAGGAGCGTTACCTTTACCTGTAATATGTTTCTTAATTGTTCCAACAGGTATGCCGCTGTAGGGTATCCGGTGATGTTCGCACCAAGCGGTCAGGTGAGCAAGGAATCCGCCGTATTTATGGGCAGCATCTACTCCTTTATGGGCTCTTACTTCCTCAAAATAGATTGCATCAATATTCCCTAAAGTCTGCTTAAAATCGGTAAGCCATTGTTTAAAACGTAAAAAAGGCATGCCGCCGCCTTCAAACCTCCCGGTTTTAAAGCTAGCTGTTCCGGAAGTTATGTTGCCTGCTGCCTCGCGAGTAGCCCAGCCGGTAGTAGTACCAAGGTCTAGAGCCATAATTATCGGCATATTCATCTTGAGTTTTCTTTAGTTAGACCAACATCTATCTCTATTTCTTCCTCTATGACTTTTTCTGCGATTTCTTCAACGGGATTATCAAAGCCGAACCAATATACCGAGCTAATACCGACCACGGCTGCAAAAATAAGAGCTAAGATGTGCATAATCATTTTTCTTTTTAATTATATCACGAAAGTCTTATAAGCTTTAAAAATCGTATTTTTCTAAAACGGATGGGGGATCGATGCACTAAAATGAATTATTATTATTCTGCGAGAGCATAACCAAATAGGCTTTTTTTGCCCATTCTTCCCAGTTTTTAAAGGCAAGTTCTCCGTCCTTTTTACGAACGTCTTTATAGGGACTTGGTACTCCGGCAATCATAAATGGCTGGGTACTGATTAAGTCTTGCGCCCATGCTGCCCATTTCGTTTCATCATGGAGGATGGGGAGAGGGAAATCCGAGTAATCATCGCAAACAGTAGCTGCCCAATATTTAATGCTAATATATTTGGGATAAACGCTAATCATGGCCTACCGTCATCTATTTCAGCTAAAACAAAGGTAGTTCCCATCTGATAGCCGGAACCGATACCTTCTGATTTAAAAGTAAAATTAATGTTTCTTCCTTGTTTGCGCGTAATTATTGCAGGTCTAATAATATTCTCTAGTTCTCCACCCTCAGTCAGGTTATAAGTAGTTGTTACAGGAGTACTTGCGGGATATTCATACGTATTGATACTAACAGTCATCTTTATCTTTTTTGTACCTACAATATTAGGCTCTATCCTTTCTATACCTATGTTGTAATCAATTCCTGCTACCTGTTTTTGTGGATTAAAGGTAGCATAAGAAATTATAGGTGTGGTAAAGAAGGAAGGAATAGCTTTAGTTTGCTGCTCTGGTGCTTTATAAAGATTGACCTGATCGTTTCCGACTTCATGTTGCCAGACATAACTGTTATTATCACCTTCGTAAGGACTCAGGTTTTTTCCTACAGTGTACATATTACCGCCGGTATTATCGAAATAACCCGCTGCCCTTTCTATATCAGTATCATACCAGGTATTATCTACAACATTGTAAATAACAGCTCTGGTGCATCCAACATTAGCATCTTTCCCCTTTTCAGGGTAGAACCACCATATTTCATCTCTGCTTACGTTTTTGACGCCAAAGACCCTCTGACGTTTACTCATATCAAGCGAGTCAAAAAAAGTCTGACGATTAAGATTATTTTCAAGCGGAAGAACTACGCCGTTGAATACAAAAAATCTTTGTGTACCAGGCCAATAGAATATTCCGTCATATTCAACCACGCTATTTGAAGATAAAATGGAGCTATCTCTTGATAATACCTTTTTGCTAAAAGAAAGGTCATCAGGATCATCAACAACCTGATTATTGCTACCCGTAGTATTGCTAATAAGAACAACGGAGCTTAAGGTCCAGAAGATTATAGTCGGCGAGTTTGCTCCTCCCCGCCATTCTGCGCCGTAGATTACTTTATCGGTGCTAATATTGATGGAATATTTATCTTCAAAAAACAGGAATGGGAGTTTCAGCTTTGTTTTCTTACCGAATTTTTCTGCAGCAATTGAAGACCATCTAACAAGTCCATTGTTGCCGTAATAAAATAATCTACTTCCCGCGTAGAGCATTCCACCTGTTGCTTCCTGATAAACAAAATCAGGAAAAGTTGTTTTATAGAAAGCTGTATTTTCTACTGCGATTTCCCTTTTTAAAAAAATAGCGCTAATTGCTTCGCTACTGTTAATATCTGTGTAGTTTTTCATTCCTAAGCACAATATTACCTTTGTTGGAATAGTATTAATGATGCTTGTTACTACAACAAATTGTGTCAAGGTATTCGTAGGATTAGGAAATTTTGTAAAATAAACTGCGGTTTGAGCGCCGGCAGCATCATAAGTAACATCTATTAGGCTATATTTATGTTTATTGGTAACAAGAGAAACACCGACAAAAATATGTTTTCCCCCGGTACTATCATAGTATATAAGGCAGCTAGTCGGAGTAGAACTTGGCGGAAAATATGCCGGTACCGCATTTATAGATATTACATAATTTTTTATTCCGCCAATATTCTGAGGCCAGCCTCTAAAAAACCTGACCCATTGCCCGCCCGTAGAGTAACTTCCTTGAAAAGGGCAGCCGTCACGTAATATTCCAGGCTTATAGGTAATAGGGAACATCTGTTTTTGCGTAGCCATAAATTACCCTATATCTCTTTTTACACTGCGATCGATGTAACGATCTTTGGTCAAATTATTAGCAGACGTTAAGCTTTCCTGATATAATTTTGTATAGACAGGCATTCTCTGATCATCCTTTAAATAAATAAGAGCCTCTAAAAAGGCGGCATAAAATAGAAGATCAGGGTAATAGTCTGTTAGTATGTTTGTTTGATTGTCATTTGTAATTAAGTCGGGTCGCCCGTTATATATTAACCGATAAACATTATTTTGGGCAGGAGTTGGGCTTATAAAAATTTTATCATAAGGTTTAGTATTTGGTAGTATGTCATCTGCATAAAATAGCGGTGGATTATCAATAGTAGCAGTATCGCTATTTGGCCAATAATTTGTGCAAAACTCATAACTTCTTAGAAATAAAATTACATTGTTTGTAAATAAGGATTCAGTCGTTCCATAGCTTAGAGAGATAGTTTCCTGCCAATCGGCAGGTTTGGAGATAGTAGAATTATTTGCTTGAAACCTACCGTCAACTGCTTTTTGAAAACCAAGAGTATTTAGCTCCTTCCAGATTTTCTGCTGTCCCATCTCAATAAAATAGGGAATGGAGGCAGCAAATTCAATGCTACCTCCTCTATTGGCATAAGCTATTATCTGATTAAAGAGAGTAGTATAGTTCATTGCTCTTTTCTTACCACTCTATAATTACTATACCTGAAGTAACTCCTTGGGGAGATAATCCTTCACCGCTTCCTCCACTTCCACCACTACCTGAATTATCGGCAGGATTCATGGGACCATTATTATTACCTGTAACTGAAGCTCCCGCGCCGCCTAATATGGAAACTCCTCCGGCACCGGAAACTCCGGAATTAGTAGCTGCATGACCGAAAGCTCCGGTAAAACCAATATAATTATAATTATCGACCGTATAAATGGTACCAAGTTGCTCCACTAAATAACTCCCTCCAGCTCCTCCGGTAGTTACACTTGATGATCCATCAGATCCATTCTGACCGTTTTTTGCCGTAAATCTAACTTGAGTAGTATAAGTATTAGCTCTAATTTCAAATATGCCGTTTACTCCTGTATTATCCGGGTAAACAAAACCACTTGACATATAGACCCAGAAATCCGGGATTGATAAAAGGTTTTTCAAGTATATTACTAGAGCAGCACCTGCTCCCCCTCCACATCCTTGATAACCACCTACACATTTACCGCCGAATCCGCCGGCCCCGACTAAAGTAACCTTACAGCTATCTATCCCGTTAACAGGAAAGGGCTCACCTATAGTGCCACCGGTAAAGGTCATTATATTTTTAAAATTATTATCTCTAAAAAAACTTGTAGAAAATCCACTATCTTTTATTAAGGTACCGGTTGTGCCGTCAAATGAAACGATGTTATTAGCAACTGACGAGGATGGTCCTATCACATTGCCGTTTCCGCCGCTTTTGATTTCAACCCAAGAGCTATCTTGCCTTATATTAAGGTTTTTAGTATCCGTGTTGTATATTTCAAGCCCGTCTTTAGGGTCAAGAAGAGCATCCCGCTCTACAGTGGTCATTCTTGCATGCAGAAATCCTCCTGTACTTGAATTAATTTCCAATAGTGCAGAAGGAGAGGATGAGCCTTCGCCGAGTTCGCCGTTAATGACGGTGCAGACTCTGCTATCCGCTCCCGTACCTTGCGTTTGGAAAGTAACAGGGGTTAAGCCGTCAACAAGTATAATACCGGTATCTGCAACATTGTCGTTACTACCGAATTGCAAAGCTCCGAGGTTGCTAATTTGATATAGCTCGGTTGCATTAACGTTTTTTCTTGCACGCTTTTGTCTAATCTGATCGACGGTAACTCCGCTATTGGCGAGATTGATTTTTCCTGCGGCAACATTATACCATACGGGAATTTGACCCTTTTTTACCGTGATTGATGAGGCGCTTACGACTAGATTAGTTGAAACGCCTGAATCCTTTATTACTTTTCCGCTCGTTTCGTCAAAAGCTACCAGATTACCGTTTACCGCTCTCGGCGGTCCGGTTACGTCCCCGCTTCCTCCGCCGCCTTCTTTAATCTCTATCCATTTACCGCCGCTGTAATACTCCTGATATCCCGTATCACCGTTAAATACCAGAGTACCGTCCTTGATCGGTTTTTCCGGGTTATCGGTATTAACTAAAGCGTCTCTTTCGGAAGTTGTTACAATTGGAGGATTAAAACAACTGTTTTGATCTTGATAGTTAATCTGCAAGCTGTTTAACTGGGTTATGGGTTTAGTAGTCCCCTTATCTTTCGGCATATTATTCTGCGTTAATTTTATGCAATTTAAGCTGAAGTAATTGTTTCCCAAGCATCCTTATAAGTTCTAAGGACTGTGTTAGTAACATCAAAATAAGTGAACCCATTGACTTGGTTGGCAGCTACTTCAACATCGTCTCTTGGTCCGGACGGATATACAAAAGGTGCTCCGTTAGTAAGACCAACTCCGGTGGCAGTAGTAGCAACCGTAAATATAGTCATCCACTTAGTATTAATATATCCTCTGACCTGGTTATTGGTTGTATCATTATATATAAAGCCGTTTACCTGATTAGCGGCTACCTCAACAGCTGCTCTTGTGCCGGACGGAACGGAAAAAGGAGATGAAGATAACCCAATTCCGGTAGCAGTACTTATATTTGTTGTAACACTTTCCCAACCTCCATTTCTGAACATTTGTAGTTTATCAACGCTGATATTAAAAATGATAGTTCCTTCCTTTATTTTAACTCTTACTCCATTTACTACGTAAGGAGTAACGTTTTCGAGTAGATCTCTTTGGCTAGTGGTAACATTGCTAACGGCAAAGGTAGCGCCCCGATTATTAGTCCCAGAGGTTTGATCACTGGTAATAGTAAGACCGCTTAAAGCGGTAATATTTGATAAGTCTGCCATATGGTTCCTTTTTCTTTTTTATTATAACATATAAGTGCTTATCACTCTTAAAAATCGTATAAATGTAATTATTTTAAAAATTACATTTTTGAATAAATTGCTGTATCTTTATGGCGTCCTGTCCATATTGTAGGTTTGACTCAGATTTTAAATATGCTATAGCTTCCGGTGTTGGGTTATCGAGTTTACTTAATTCCTGATCCGCAAGAAAACGTTGGAATCTGTAGTAAGATAGATTATTTGTTGCGCCTTTATATAAAGACATCAGTTTAAATTGCAGTTCTACTGCGTCCGTTGCTCCATTTAGCGTTAAATTCAAACTATTAGCAAGTAATCCGAGTCCATTATTAGGGGCTACTTTTAGGTTACCTGATGTTGTCGTTATTTCGATATCAGGATCAGAATATCCGGTACCGACTGAAAGAATGCAAGTTGCAACATTCTGCGGGAATAATATATTAGAGAACGCATAACCAAGGCTAGTTGGGTTGTTTTGATACAAACCGCCATCAATAAAGAAGGTATCAGAAGGCATGCCTTGGATAAGAGTCGGGCGAAAAAATACCGGCGCTGCACCTGTTGCAATAGCAACATCAATACAAGTATAATTTTGTCCGGTAGTAAAACCCGGAATTAAAACATTAGAAAATTGATAATACTGGCTACTTGTAACATCGCCGTATGGAAAATTAACATTATCCGTGCTAGGACCAGTTCCGCCTTGAAACCCTACAGCAGTAATCAAAGTATTAGTTTTTAATTGAAACATGCGAGTAGTCCCTAAAATAGGACTTAAAGCATCTCGCAGAGGTTGCTGATTGTAGATATAAGGATCAACTCCCGGAACTGCCAGCACAGTACCTAAAGTAGCAGACCCTGCCGGACCAAGAGGTTGCAAAGGGTTCACTCCTGCTCTAATAGTAAAAATGCTCGTTGCATTGGTCGTTAGTAAATTAATAACGTCGGTAGGCGATAGACCAAGTGAGTAAGCTAAGCCTTGAATACCGCCAATACTCGTTCCGCAAATAATATCAAAATACTTCCATAATTCATTACCTTTAATCCCGGCATCATTACAAAAATTCTCTAGAAACGTAGCAGAGAACAACCCTCTAATACCGCCTCCATCTAAAGATAAAATGCGTATTACTTGCATAATTTCTATTGATTAATGCAATTCCTCTGCTGCTACCTCATGCTGATTAAGCGGTATGATTTTACAAATAGCCTGACAATCAGTTATAAAGATATTTAAAACTGTTGTTAAATCAGATCCTTTTGGGACGTCTTGCGGAATCTTACTAATTAGATCATTAGCATCATCAATTGACTGATTTAAACCTGATTTTAATGCTACATACCATATTTTTTGAGTTTTTGGGTCAGAAGCAGTAAAATAATTAAAAAGCTGTCCTCCAATCTGATTAATAAACTGAACATCCGATTGTATACTCGCGTATATACTCGGATCATCAAAGACGCTACTTACAAGGCTATTAAAATAAGATAGATCGACCTGGGTACTGGTAATTAACTTTAAGTCATTTAGGTTGGTACTTATATCTTTTATGGCTGTATTCATTTTAATTCTCCTAATTATTATTAATAAATTGTTATAAACCTTTAAGTTTTTGTTCCAGAATATCTACTTTCCCGGTTAACTCCTGAATGGCTAAAATTGCGTAGCAAAGAATAGTGTTATAATTAACACCTAGCGAAGGTATATGAGCCGGTTTTTCTTTTTTTGATAAATCCAGCGGTTTATATAGGTTAGTAGCATTATCGAAAATCTCTGCTACTTCTTCGGCTATGACTCCTATTTGCAATTCATTCATTTTAAGCTGTTTCCGCATTCTTTTTTTAGTAGAGTCGGTTTTATTAATCGGATATTTTAAGCCGTAAGAGTAAATATTAAGCTTATTTAATCTTTGCAGATAATCTTTGTGTTCTTTCTTACGTATGCTATGTTTTTTGTTTTTAGAGCAAGGGACAATTTGTCCGGAGCTGTTAATATAGGCTACATAACTGCTCATGCTTGCGTTATCTTCATCGGTAAAAATAAACCCAAGAGTATCCATTGGATTGATAAACTGCATAAAATCGCCGTTCATGACAATAGAGGAGGTCTCACCGCCGGCATTGGTTTCTATAATGGTTGAGGTGATTGAGTTATAGACGTTTAATCCTCTTATATCCAAAAAATTACTGGCAGGACGGATATAGCAATTATAAGAAGGATCATAAAACGAGGTTTTACCGCTATTACCGGCAATATCCATCCGTTTGACGCCGGCAGTACCGAATTTTAACGCGGCAGTTCCGGTCGCCCAAGCGTAGGCCTCATTTGTACTATTATTAAAGCCGAACTCTGCATTAGTAGTACCGTTGTTCTGCACGATAAGCCCTGCAGCTATGGCAGCCGGATTAGTATTATTGACAATAAACCCGCCGGCATTAGTAACATTTGATGCATTGGTGGTAAACTGACGGGGATTTTCCCAAGTACCGTTGCCGTTTAAAAATAAGGAGCTATTTGCAGGGTAGCCGTTTAAACGGTTGATATTTAATTGACCGGTGGTATTTGTATTAATGTCAAAGACCTTACTATCGACATAAGCTTTATTAGAACCGTCAGTATTATTTACGGGACTCGGAACATTAATAATTTTATTGCCGTTAACATCCAGGTTTTTATAGAATAAAAATTGGTCTGAACCGTTTTCATTAAAAGTCATTAACTTATTGCCGACAATAGCAGAGTTTTGCTGACTTTGCTGATATTGCAGAGAACTTAAATGAAACATCCCGCTAGTGTTGGTAGAATCAGAATAAAATCCAACTCTATATCCTTTCTCGTCAATATTTAAAAAATCCAGATTAAGGTTAATAGGATTAGAATCTACAGGTGTTGTAGCATTTTCCAGTCTAAAAGAACCGTTTGGTTGCTCAAACAAGAACTTCTGCGTATCTCCTAGAATTTTTAAATCCGGCTTTATTCCTCCGACAATTACAGTGGTTGCCATATAACCTCCGTATTATCGTTTAATAAATCCCAGCATGTTTGCAAAGATTTATTATCTACGTAGTCTTTGTCTGCCAGTATTTGCCATGTTAAACCATCATAAAACTCTAGCCTGGAGGCTTGAGTTTCCGGTGATTTGAGAGCCGATTTAGTATGTTTTGTTTTTTTCATTTTAAATTTCCGTATTGAATCTAATAGTCCCTGCTACTGGAGTTGCAGGACGCTGCGCAGTTGTTCCGCCCGGAATAGTAATACCGGCATTACCCGGAATAATAGGGTTAGGGGCAATACTGACGGTTGCTATGTTATTATCAACCGTAACAACGATTTGATCGACGCTACCTTGAACTCCCGTAATCCCATTTTGTGATAGCTTGGCAAAGATAATGCTATCCGTCCCGATAGTTGTAACAATTGAGGTTAGCATCCAGGCAGTTACGCTGTTAGCCGTCCCGCTAATTACGTCAATAACTTCTCCTCTAATCATTTGAGACGGGGAATCAAAATCCAAGCTTCTAGTTAGTAGCCAGTTTTCGGTAGTAGAGCCGACATTAGTTACCGTATATATTCCGTTTTGGATGCTATCCGTTTGATCTTTAACTAGCACCCTGTTACCTGCAGCTAAAGTAACTCCGTCAACAACGAGCGTGCTTTGCGTTCCCGAATTGGTTAAAGTAGCTCCTACTCCGCTTATGCCGTTATCATAAGTAGCAGTTAAATTGCTAGTCGTTGCTACCAGAGCCGGAGGGATATTAGCTATAGTATTTAAAACCCAGTTTTCAGTAGCAAGAGTAAACCAGCTTGTCCCGTCGGTAATTTCCGGTTTACCGCTGGGTGTCGGTAGCGGTGCCGTTAATTTTGTAGATGCTTCTGTTTCTTTTTTATTAATATTGAGTTTTGTTTCCATTTTAAACCTCTTGTGATCATTTACAATTTTACCATAAATTAAAGCGAAGTATTAAACCTCATCATTCCCGGAGTTAAAGTATTAGGTCGATCCAGGTTATTGCCGACCGGTATAGTCATCGATTTTTTACCCGTAAATACGGGATTGGGTGTAAAGACCGTCACAATCGGCGTACTTAATAACCCGCTACCGGTTACATCTCCTTGCAGGGTTAATCCGGTATTTAAAAGAGTATTTAAGTAGTCTTGAGCCGCAGTTGCGCTATTTGCCGCATTAGTTGCCGAGCCGCTTGCACTGCTTGCTGAATCGCTAGCATCAGATGCCGAACTTGATGCACTACCTGCTGAAAGCCCGGCAGCAAGTGCTGAAGCAGCCGCTGCTCCTGCCGATATTCCAGCTGCCCCTGCTGAAACACTAGCTTCGCCGGCAGCTGCTGTTGCTTCTGCTGCTGCTCCCGTAGCCTCTGTAGCTGAAGCGGCGGCTTCACCCGCACTCGTTGCCGCTGCTCCTGCTGAGGTTGATGCTTCTTCAGCTGAAGTAGCAGCTTGCTCTGCGTACTCCTGGCATTGTTGCTTTATTTCTTCTAATTGCTCGGCAGTTGCATAATCCTCACCGGCGATAGCAATGGCAAAAGCACCATCAGCAACAATCTTGGCCATTCCTGTACCAAGTTCTTCTAAAACCTGTGCTTCAGGTAAATTAGTATTTGGAGTTCTAATTATGTAAGTAGCATCACTTGGAGCTGCCTTGCTTGTAATATCTATAAACGATAGAGTACCGGTGCCGTTTGTTGCTATTACCTGCCCGTTAGTTCCATCCTGCAGCGGTAATCTCCAGATGGTGTTTTGAGTTAAATTACCCGCAGTAAAGCCAACATAATAATCATTAGAAGGATTACTCCACTTTAGCCTATTAGTAATAATATCTTCAGTATTAGTGATGCCGGCAGAGTTAATACCGGTTGCATATATTGTATAAAGCTCAGCAGTCCCGCCGGTAATAACAGGAGACAAAATACTTTCAAAACTAGCCTCTTTTGCATATAAATAGTTAATTGGAGCAAGTCCCTCTCCTCTATTAGCTAGTGCTAAGAAGGCTGCTTTTTCTCTATCAAAACCCGGATTAAAATTATTAGCCATTACTTTAGAACTTAATTTGATGCAATGATTCCAAACGCTCTCGTGCGTCTATGTTACTAACACTCTGGCCGGCAAAATCAGGTAAAACAGGGGGGATATCATCACTTGTAAAGTTGATATCTTCTAAAATAACAGGCGAACTATTACCGATTGCTTCAGGACCTTGCGGCGTCATAATACCTTCAGGTCTTGGATCTCGTACTACTTTCGGATCGCCTTTTATTTGCGGCGGTCTATTCTGCTCGTTTGGCTCATCTACAAAAGGACGGCCAACCATAGCTCCCGTCCAGACTAGATCGTTTCCTCGGTATTCATACTGCTTAACTAAATCGGATTTACTAAATAGGAATCCCGAATAATCACAAACACCAACAGGCTCAATACTATTTTTTCTAACAAACCTTCCTCGTCCTGTATTGACCTTATATCTCTTAAGATTAATCACCGTATACCTCCAGAGTCAGCGGTACTTCCGTTGTATTATTAATTACGGCATTAGTCATACTCTCTTGATATTTAGCTCTTAAGCTTTCAGTTTTTTCAGGAGCGTATTGCTCTGCTAGCATTTCGGCCACGCCGTAAATAAGAGGCATATAAAAATACGAGGGAATATCAATACCTTGCGTGTAACTTTCTAGAGTTTCTATACTGCTTTGACCGCTATAC